CCACTTAATGATTGTCTTGCCGTCATCAAGTTCACCAATCTTCGCCCATGTCCTGCTTGGTGGTAAGCGGCCTAAGTATTTTTTTACCTTCTTAATCTTTGGCTTTGATTTGCTAGTTCTCATAAATAACCTTCTAGTGAGAGCCGACCCCGGTGAATGTTGCCGGAGGATCGGTAGTCCATTGCTGGATGGGTGACGGCTCGGGATAGACCCTCACTAGAAGGTTATTTCCCGACCCTGCTTTTAGGCCATTCACGGCCTTTTGAATCAAGCATCATTGTACCTTAAATTCGATTATTTCTGAGCTACAATTTTTTTTCGTCTGTCTGTCGTGGCAGCACTATAGTGTGCTGCCCCGACTGCCCTTGACTGGGGCAGTTTATTATTGACCCTATAAACCTACTGCCCCGATTGTTAAAAAAGCCTTATAAATCAACAACTTACAAAAATAATAACTGCCCCGATGATCTGCCCCGGTGGTGTTTTTATCTGCTTTTCAAAATCAGCCTTATTCCGTGAAATTTTGACTCATTTGTGACCCTATAACCACCGTTTTTTGGCTCAATTGAGTCCTTCAAATACTCGGGATAACGTGTGGTTTTGGTTACGTTTTGGGCTGCTGTGGTGTCTTTAATGTGGCGTTTTGTTTCCTTTTCATACTGAACCCAATTGTCAGTAGTGATGTAAAGGTCGTGGCAGCTATCAATATAACCATACTTAATCATCGCCCCTCCAAAGCTTGAGCGAGCTTCTGAAGTAGATTTTGATTCTTTTTCCTCTGCCTTGGATGTTGCCTCAGTATCCTCAACAACCACGCACGAAGTCGCTGTCTTGCCCCATTTGGTAAGCCCCATGTCAACGATATCAAGCTTAAAACCTATCACGTCACCCTTCCCGCCCAACTCCCGCTGCTTCGTTATGGTTGCACTGCGCACGCCTTTATCGTCCACCAATTCGATCTCAGTATCAATATGAGCCCTGATACCTGACCACCCACGCGCGCCCTTTGCCGCGTCTTTACCATTGTGGTGAATGATTAATACATGGGCACCAGTCTTGCGTGCAAGGTAGTCAAAACGCTCCATAATCGGCCCCATATCGTCACCGCTGTTCTCATTAGCCCCTGAGCTAATACGCGCCAAAGTATCACCAACAATCAGCCGCGCCTTTTTCCCTAGTGCCTTTTCAACGTCCTCTATCATGGTTACGATATCTTTGGCGTCCTGCATATCACGGTGGAAATTTACCGGTGTTTGAACAATTGCGAAGTTCGGCACAGTGCAATAATGGTATTTTTGGTAAGCCTGCAAGCGCGTTTTAATCGACGCCGGTGCCTCTGTTGCAAGATAGATAACCAATCCTGGCTCAGTCTTTCGGCCCATCCACTCAACGCCACGGGCGATAGCGCAACCCATATCCAAGACAAAAAACGTCTTACCTGAGTTAGAGTCACCATACACCACCGACGATGCCCCTACCGTTATAACCCCCTCGACAAGCTCATCAGGTGCAATAAACTCGTTTCCCAAGTTATCCGCAAAGACAACATTAAGACGCTCAGTTGCCGCTGTCATTGATTCCGTAGGCTCCAACAACTCACCCAGATCATGCCCAGCCTGAGCATAGTCGTTTGCATCCCCTAACATTGGTGGCATGATTACAGTGGCACCAACCAGCCCAGCCGCCTTGTCAGCTTCACGCTTACCCGTCCCTGACTCATCGTTATCAGCCACGATAACAATCTCACGCAGTGGCCCGACCTTATGGCGCAAAGCCTGTGCAGTCGCCGCCATGTTGCCCGCTGAAAAGCTAATTACAACTGACTTACCCGTAATCTCGAAAACGCTTGCCCCAGTGGCAATGCCCTCGCATATATAGATACGTCCCTCGCCGGCTGAATCAGTGGCAGGCCCGATTGACCAGTAAGCACCGCCAGCCTGACCACCCTTCATATTCATTTTCACGCCGTCATTGTCAATGTATTGAAGGCTACGAATATCACCATCAATCAACATTGGAGCTATCAATCGCCCGTCAGGTGCAATGCGCCAACCAGGATTACTAATCCCCTTGCGCTTGATGTATGGGTGATCGTCACTGGCTAACTGTGCAGCATCCCATATCTTCGTGGCCGTGTACGCCGCATACTCCCGCGAGTCTGAAAGCTCCTTTTCCCGCTTTGCCTTTAGCTCATTAATCTGTTTGACGTGTGCGATGTTTTCCTGAAAAGTAAGTTCACGCCCGATGTTTGCCCTGAATTGGTACTCTTCACCAGTCTTCCAATCCCCGTAAACCCCCGCAGGTACTTTGCCATCATGCAAGACATACCAGCCGCTTAAATCACCCTTTTTAGACCCCGTGGCGAAGCGGTGTAGCTTTCCGTCGCAAATAATGTCGTCAGGCGCTTGGATGCAGTTTTCAGACATATGCACCCGAAGCTGATGCTCTGGCGGTAAGACTGGCGTATCTATTTGGACGGGGAAACCATTGGGGAAGATGCTTTTTAGACTACTCATTTTTTAGCTAATGCCCTTGCTAGTTTGCGATTATCAATGTCAAGCCTCTTAATCATCTTTGATGCTTTTTTCATCAAAGACTTGGATTTAATCCATGCGTAGTTACTGCTAAGCTCGTTTGCAAGCTCTTTAGCATCGTTTTTTGTTTTCACTTCACACCCCCAATCACCGCCAAAGCCACAGCCAACTCAGCCGAATGTGAATGCTCTTCTGCCTTGTCGCCTACGTTGGCCCACCAGTAGCCCATTGAATCGCGCCAAGGAAAGCAGTTAAAACGCTTAGCAATAGGCCATATCACCAGCGGGTCACGGTAGTCAAACGGCACCCATTCGCCATCGACTAAGCAGTTAATATTGTGCTCACCTGACTTGTCAATGTAGTCATGAATGTGGAATGGGGACCATCCGATGGAGATGGCGAGGGCTTTACTTGTTTCGTAGTGTGTCATGGTTGCCTTGTAAGTTTGTTGAAAACGTCAATTTTAGGCGTGAAAGCATGGTGAAAATAAATTTAAAACTGTTTCTTTTTAGCGGTATTGTGTGGCACAATAGATCACATCAACAACCAATAGGACGAACGAAATGAACAAAGACCAAATCATCAGCGCAAAGATTCTTGCAGCAATGGCTAACGGAATGGACTTGAAATCAGCCTTTGATTTTGTTATCGGTGAAGGTGCTTATATAAAACTCGCTGGCGATGTTTATGATGCACTTCGCGCAAAACAAGGCTTGTAAAACAACGTAGCGCACTAAACCTGCGCTACAATAAAGACTCAACAATCAACAACTAAGGATAAAAAATGAACTGCTGTGATGACTATGGAAAATGCACTCAAGGATATAACTGTCCTGCCCGTGAAAAACATTGTGAAAAAGAGCGCAGCCTTGTCAAAGAGGTTTTGATTGACTTGCTACTGGCAGTAGCTGGCGCTGGTGTTATTACTGGAGTAGTGGCTTACTTTATTGGGTATCAATTATGAAAGTTATAACAGCAACAGACGCGATGGTTCACCCGCGCGTAATGGCGACTATGAATTCGTATAGCTTGACGGTTGAGCGACTTATTGGAGAACGGGATGCGCTCAAGGCAGACGCTGAGCGGCTTGACTTCATGATTAAGGCCCGCGCCTATGTCGTTAGCGATGCCTCATGTTGTGATGGGTACTGGCTGCAATACGCTCGCCCTGACGGATCAACATGGGTTGGTGCAACAGAACACGTTACCCCCAGATCAGCTATCGACGCAGCAATGAAGGAACCATCATGACCGAAATAAATACTTGGCGAGAACTCCGTGACATTGATGACCGAGAGTGGAATACACGCATGGAGCCAACTGAGTACATGCAGAAAGAAATTGACGAACTCCGCACCCGAGTGCAAGAGCTTGAAGCCGACTGTAGCTTGTCCACCGCATCGCGTCAGGAATATCAACTTGCCTATGTGGTAGCAACGCAACGGGTTGCGGAGCTTGAAGAATCGCTCAACGAAGATTTAAACCTGAGAATGACTGCATTGGTTCGGGTTGCGGAACTTGAAGCTGCTGGGAAGTTGGCTTTGGGCGCCCTCACGGAATCAGTTGATCTGGTGCAAAACCAATACCTTGAGTACGCAGATTTGTATTCTGGGTATCCAACAAGAACAGCGCGAGTCGATAGTTACAAGCGGGATGCTGAATTGCATGTAGATGCAATCGAAGCACTCAAGAAAGCAGGCATCAAATGATAGTCACTGATGAAGAAATTACAAAAGCGTTTGAAGGGACAAATTTCGGACGCTCCGACTTCAGGGAATTAGTCAATACGAGCGTACTGAAAAAGCTGGTTGGCTACCACTGCGGCTACACGATTACAGAGATTATGAAAGAGCTTGGGTTAATCGGTAAAACAGAAAAACCAACTAAAAAAGGCATCTTGTTGGTACGTGAAGCCTTTGCGGCTCAGATGCTTGGAGGTGGGTGAAATGACAAAACAACAACTGCTTGACATCATCAAGCTGCTATCAGCACTGGAGTCTTGGAGCTTTGCCGAAAAGCATCGCTTGCCGGATTACTTGCTCGGAGATATTCAGAAATCGGTGGATGCACTTACTCATGAGATTTTGAAATGAAAACAACTATCGAAGCGATGAAGCAGGCGCTTGAAGTTCTTGAGCTAAATTACTGTGGTGAGGCCGCGCAAAAAGACCTTAACGACGCTATTGACCGCGAAGAAGCGCAGAGCGTGGAGGTGGAACCCTGTGGTTGTTGCGGGGAAGTTGATGCAGATAAACGCTGTGTCGGGTGCTTGCATCCATTTTCCAACCACGCACTAGCCAAGCAGCCCCTGCCGGCTGAGCGTGAGGCGCTGATTTCGCGGTACATCGAACTCAACAATGCCAACTATACGGACGACGATGTCCGAGGCCTTGGCGAATGGGCAGGTGATGCTTACGACATGCTGGCTGCTGATGCGCAGCCACCACAAGCTGCCCCACGGGTTCCGATGACGCGTGATCAGGTTGATGATCTCGCAGAAGACGGGTGCTTTCTTGGAAATGTTTACGAGATAACTGCTGCCATTGAAGCCCATCACGGAATTTGCGAGGTGAAGCCATGAAACAACTTTTACGCGAGGCGCTTGCAATGAGTCAAAAGGCATTCAGCGCACCAACCCCAAGGGACTGGGATGAGCTTGATTTATTGAAGAAGCATCTACGTGCTGCTATTGATGCGTCGGAGCAGGAGCCAATGTTCTGGGTGCGAATTTGCTCTGACGGCATGTATGAAGGCCCGATACACAATGCCCGAATAGAGAGTGTGCGCAGCCAGTCAGGCGCTTGGTCGCCGCTTTATCTGCACGCAGCACCACAGCAGCCAGTCGCCGAGCTGACTGATGACGAGATATTCGAGCTGTGGATTAGACGAGAACACGGGGATGATATGCAGGATCAAGTGCGTCTATTTGCACGCGCTGTTCTGGCCGCGCAGAGGTGGAAACCATGAGCAAATACCTAAAAATAGCCAAAGCAGTCGCACAACTAAGTAAAGATACTACAAAAGTAGGCGCCGTGATTATTGGCAAAGACGGAAGCGGTGGCCCATGGGGATATAACGGCGCACCACGAAAGTGCAATGCTGACGAAGACGAGCGCAAAGAACGTCCAGAGAAGTATTTCTGGTTTGAGCATGCAGAACGCAATGCCATTTACGCAGCGGCAAAGGCTGGGTTTTCAACCAATGGAACTACTTTGGTAGTAACTCACCCGCCGTGCATTGACTGTGCAAGGGCCATCGTTCAGGCTGGGATTGTGCGGGTTATAGCGGCTAATCCTGACGCTGCATTTATTACTAGATGGGCTGATAGTTATGCACGATCTAAGCGCCTGTTTGATGAATGCGGGATTGAATTTGAGATTATTGGAGAATCAAAATGAGTAATGAATCAATAGAAGAATTTTGCAAAACGCTCAATGCACTGATAGCTTGCCTGCCTAAATCACCATTCAAAGAAGCCTTGATAGATGAGGTTATTGAGCATGGCAGTCTGTCCCGTAAACAGGCGCTTGAAGATGCGGCAAAATTACATAGGTGGATGCTGTCAGAATATGACTGGGTTTCATCCGAGCAAACAAAAAAAGAATCTTTTGATGAATTTAAAGTGAGAATGAAATGAACACAAAACTAATCTGGGCAACGCCCGAAGCTGACAAACTTATCGCCTACATTGCTCGGGTATCAAACCCAGCCAATCAGGATAATGAATCAATTACTGGTTTGTTGAAATACATGATGACGCATAACCATGTAAGCCCGTTTGAAATGGCGAGCGCGTGTATTGAGATCACGACGACAAGAGACATTGGCCGTCAGATTTTGCGCCATCGTAGCTTTTCATTTCAAGAGTTTAGTCAACGTTATGCCAACACGAACGACCTACCAGACGCACCATTGCGTGAATGCCGATTACAAGACTCGGTTAACCGACAGAACTCAATTGAGGCTGGAGAGGATAATCAATGGCTGTCAAATTCATGGGCTCATTTGCAAAACAAGATCATGCTAGAGGCGCAAGACGCCTATGACTGGGCGCTTAAAAATGGCGTAGCAAAAGAACAGGCCCGCGCCATACTACCTGAAGGATTGACAACCAGCCGCATGTATATGAGTGGCACGCTTCGCAGTTGGCTGCATTACCTGCAATCACGACTTGACCCGTCAACGCAAAAAGAACACCGCGCAATTGCACAACAGGTTTTAGATGAACTTCGCAAAGTAGCACCAGTGACGATTAACGCATTCTTTCCGGTGATGAAATGACCTGCCAACACAACGCCCAGTCATGCGTGCTTGAAACCAGGCGCGAAAGCACAACGGAGGTCTACAGGCTAAGACTGTGCAATTGCTGCTTTCAAAAGTACGTCACAATCGAGACAATTTTTGATGGTGCAATGCCAAAAAGTAAGCGAAAACGAGACTACGCAGCAGAAAAAGTGCAGCGTGAAGCAAGAAAAGAACAAGAGATGAAAATTTCACATTCTTCAAAAAATATTGCAAGCGTTTGGAAAAACACCTAATAATTGCGCTACACTTAGACCATGCCACTAACTGACCGTCAGACGGTGGCTAATTCAACAGATAGGATTCACAAATGGCAATCGACCTTAGCTCCATCAAGAAGGGTAAAAACCTTCGTCCCCCTCGCATTTTCTTGTACTCAACGCATGGCATTGGTAAATCAACCTTTGCCAGCCAAGCACCAAACCCGATCTTCATTTGCGCTGAAGACGGCCTAGACGCCTTGGACGTGGCACATTTTCCAATTGCCACCAGTAGCGCTGACGTTATGGAAATGATCCAGACGCTTTACACCGAGGAACACGAATACCAGACGGTTGCACTTGACACAGTTGACTGGCTAGAGAACTTGCTTAATAGCGAGATTGAAGCAGAACATGACGCCAAAGAACTAGCTTATGGCCGGGCTTCAATGTATCTGGCTAACAAGTGGCGCGACATTCTCGACGGGTTTAACGCCCTGCGAAATGACAAAGGCATGAACGTCATCCTAATTGGACATAGTGAGATTAAGCGTTTCGATAGCCCCGAGGTGGACAGCTATGACCGTTATCAGCCAAAGCTACAAACCCGTTCAAGCGCCATCATCCAAGAATGGGCAGACTGTGTTTTCTTTGCAAATTACAAGACGGTCGTCAAGAAAGAAGACTTAGGCTTCAATAAGGAGCGCGGACGTGCTATTAGCAATGGTGAACGCATGATCTTCACTCAAGAGAAGCCCGCTTACTTGGCTAAAAATCGCTACAGCTTGACCGATAGCTTTTCTCTGAATTGGAATTCTTTTAATGATGCAATGATTAAGGCGGTTGTATGAAAAAAGAAATTGATAACGGAGGTCCAGTGTTTCCGTTTGAGTACCGCAACCAAACATCGTCTTATCAACCTGGATTTTTTGGAACTGATGACCTTTCTCCTGGTGCGTCACAACAATTTGCCGGAGCAACACTTCGCGATTACTTTGCAGCGAAGGCGATGCAAGGAATCTGTTCTGATAATACAACTCAAAAAAGCGATGATGAAACTTATGAGGATTTTGCAAAAGATGTTGCGGATAGTTCATATATCTTTGCCGACGCCATGCTAGAGGCTCGAAAATGAGTAGCATGTATGTTGTCATGAGTACGTTTTACTCTCCAATTGCGATAGCTATTCCTACTCCAAAATTTGTTTTTTCAAATCGCAAAGAAGCGCAAAAGTTTTGTGATGAACACAATGCAAAAAGAACAGTAAGTACAGAATACTATTTGCGCAAAGTTGAACTCAAATGACCAACATTATCAACTTCACAGAGCCACCTAAAGTGCAGCGTAAATGTTCTTTCTGTGGCAAGACTGAACACCAAGTTGAGCGGCTTGTTTCAAATAATCAAGCCGGAAAAGATGAACGAAACATTTGCAATGAGTGCATTGAAAAAGCAAATGAACTATTGAAAGGCGGAGAATGAACACCTCAGAACTCTCAAAACAATGGCTAAAAGCCAAGTCTGACGAACACGAAGCGCAAGAACGACGCCGATCTATCGAAGACCAACTAAGCGAAGCCTTGAAGGTTGACGAACGCTTAGACGCCGTTCAAACGACTAAACTAGATGACTTTACCGTAAAAGTTACAACCCGCTTAAATCGCAAGGTTGACGCTGATCTGGTTCAGGAAATTGCAAGCGAAGAAGGATTACAAGACCAGCTTGGTACATTGTTTCGCTGGAAACCTGAAATCAACCTTACATCATGGAAAAACGCATCTGAAAATGCGCGAAACAAGCTCTCAAAAGCTATCACCACAACGGCTTCACGGCCATCATTTTCAATCACTACTGTTAATAAGGAATAAATCAAATGGCACATATCGGATTTAGCTTCACGGAAGACGACCTTCAATCAACTGGAGACGGTGATTTTTCACCACTGCCAGCCGGGGAATACAGCGTCACCATTGACGGCGCAGACCTGAAGCAAACCAAGGCAGGAGACGGCACATATATCAATTTGAAGATGATCGTTGACGGCCCGACTCACATGGGGCGCATTGTGTTTTCTATGTTGAACATTCAAAATCCAAGTCAAAAATCAGAGGCTATTGGCCGTGGTCAGTTGGGTGACATTCTGCGTATTCTCGGAATTCAGGCGGCTACGTTTGAGGACACCGATCAGCTTTTGTCAGGACAAATAATTGTCAAGTTGGCAGTCAAAGACGCCGTATACGTCACTGATGAACGCGGCAACAAGGTAGAAAAATACAAAGCTGGAAACGATGTAAAAGCCTACAAGCCACTAGCAGGCGGAGCGCAAGCACCTACACCACGTCAAGCAGCGCCAGCACCACAACGTCAGGCAACGCCAGCACCGGCGGCTAAGTCGCCACCTTGGGCTCGTAAGTAAGTAAAAATAATACCCGCTTCGGCGGGTTTATCAACACAAAAGGATTGTTATGAGTTACGATGATTTCTTACGCCAGAAGATAAAGATGGCGAATTTCAGTGGGTACACTATTGAACCAAATAACCTGCATCCAATTTTGTACCCGCACCAGCGCGATATCTGCCAATGGGCTGTACAAGGTGGAAACCGAGCCATCTTCGCTAAGTTTGGACTTGGCAAGTCTGTAATGCAATGTGAATGGCTTCGCCAGATTATCAATTCAGCAGGTGGCGATGGCTTGATTATTTGCCCGCTTGGTGTTAGGCAAGAGCTTATTCGTGACGCTGCAATGGTAGGCGTAGAACTTCGCTTTATCCGTCGCATGGAAGAGATGACACCAGATCACCACTTTTACATCACAAACTACGAATCAGCGCGTGACGGCAAACTTGACCCGTCACACTTTACCGCCGTAAGTCTTGATGAAGCTAGTGTTTTGAGAAGCTATGGCAGCAAAACCTATCAAGAGTTTTTACCAATCTTCGCAAAGGTAAAGTTCAAGCTTGTAAATACAGCAACACCTTCGCCGAATCGCTTTAAAGAGTTGATTCACTACGCCGGATTTTTAGGCATTATGGACACCGGCCAAGCTCTTACGCGGTTTTTCCAGCGTGACAGCACGCAAGCCAATAACCTTACACTTTACCCGCACAAAGAACAAGAGTTCTGGTTATGGGTATCAAGCTGGGCGGTGTTCATCCAAAAACCAAGTGATCTTGGTTATTCAGACGAAGGCTATGACTTACCTGAAATGGAGGTTGTTTACCACGAAGTTCCGACCGACTACACAATGGCAGGTGCTGACCGTGATGGTCAAAATCTGATGTTTCAGAATCCGGCACTCGGATTGTCTCAAGCTGCAAGCGAAAAGCGCGACAGCATGGGTTCACGGGTTGCTAAAGCAAAAGAGATTGTCGATTTATCGCCAGAAGATCATTTTGTAATTTGGCACGACCTAGAACAAGAGCGCCATTCAATTCAAAAAGCAATACCTGAAACCGTGAGCGTTTGGGGCAGTCAAGACCTCGACCTGCGTGAGCAACGTATCGTTGACTTTGGAAACGGTGGATACCGCATCCTGTCAACAAAACCAATCATTGCCGGGTCAGGTTGCAACTTTCAACGCCACTGCCACCGCGCTATTTTCGCGGGTATCGGTTTTAAGTTTAACGACTTTATTCAAGCCTGCCACCGAATCCAGCGATTCCAGCAGCCGAACAAAGTGCGAATTGACATCATTTACAGCGAAGCAGAGCGCGAAGTTTTGCGCACATTACAAGCAAAGTGGGCAAACCACGAAGTTATGGTTGAAAATATGACAAAAATTATTAAGCAATACGGCCTGAATCAACTTGCAATGCAAGACGTTTTGGCCCGTTCAATTGGCTCAAAACGAATTGTAGTAACTGGCGACAAGTTCGAAGTCGCAAATAATGACTGCGTAGAAGAAGCGAAGCTGCAACCAGATAACAGCGTCGGCCTGATGGTTACAAGCATCCCATTTGCGAACCATTACGAATACAGCCCATCATATAACGACTTTGGCCACACTGAGGACAACGATCAATTCTGGAAACAGATGGACTATCTGACGCCTGAACTGTTACGCATGTTGCAGCCGGGTCGATTGTATTGTTGCCACGTCAAAGATCGCATCTTGTTTGGAAATGCAACCGGAACCGGCGTACCAACTTCAAGCCCGTTTCACTGCGAAACCATCATGCACGGAATTAAACACGGTTTCGACTACCTTGGAATGATTACAGTGGTAACTGACGTTGTACGCGAGAACAACGGAACCTACCGTCTTGGATGGTCAGAGCAGTGTAAGGACGGCACCAAAATGGGAGTTGGTTCACCAGAGTACATCGTTTTGTTTCGCAAGCCACAAACAGATCGTAGCCGTGGATATGCCGACCTACCAGTGATGAAGTCGAAAGCTGATTACACACGGGCACATTGGCAAGTTGACGCTCACGCATTCTGGCGCTCCAGTGGAAACCGCAGCATTACCAGTGAGGAAATGGCGCAACTTGGCCCGGATAAGTTGGCAAGCATGTTCACAAAATATAGCTTGAACACAATCTATGATTATGATTTTCACGTAAAAATTGGTGAAGAACTGGAGGCACGCGGATCACTTCCATCTACCTTTATGAGCCTTGCGCCTGGTTCAAACGATGAAGGCGTTTGGCATGACATTTTGAGGATGTTGACTCTTAACGGAGATCAGTCAAAGCGCAACACTGAAAAACATATTTGCCCTTTGCAATTCGACATTGTTGATCGTTTGATTGAACGCTACAGCAACAAAGGAGATAAGGTTTATGACCCATTTTGCGGCCTTGGAACTGTGCCTTATCGCGCCATTCTCAAAGGCCGTACAGGTGGAGGTAGCGAGTTGAATGCGGCCTATTTTGTTGACCAAGTTCATTACCTAAAGTCAGCAGAAAAAGAGTTTTCTATGCCTTCACTTTTTGATATTTTGGACGTAGAAACAGAGTAACATGACTAACCCGCCTAATCAGCGGGTTTTCTTATCAACAAAAAGGAAAAACAATGTCACAAGACATTCAAGAGCTAATCGACGCGCACCACGAAGCCAACCAAGAAGGCCCACGCGGCCACATGGGATGCTCACAACTTGGACATGCGTGTGACCGATACCTATGGTTTTCTTTTCGCTTCGCCGTGATTGAGAAATTTCCAGGTCGAATCCTGCGCCTTTTTCGCCGTGGCCAGCTAGAAGAGCGGACGGTAGTTTCAGATTTGCAAAATATTGGCATGAAAATTGTCAGCACTGGCACGAATCAAAGCCGTGTAGATTTTGGATGCCATGTATCAGGGTCGATTGACGGCATTATTGAGTCGGGCGTACCGGGTAACTCCAAAGAAAAACACATCTTAGAGATTAAGACGGCCAGCCTGAAAAAGTTTAAGACAATGCAAAAAGACGGTTTGCAGAAAGCCAACTTCACATATTTTGTGCAATGCCAACTTTATATGAGTGGCAAACAGATCAATAATGCTTTGTTTGTTATGGTCTGCAAGGACTCGGACGAGCTATACATAGAGCAAGTGCCATTTAACGCTGATGTGGCTGAAAAGGCCATTAAACGCGGGCATCGCATCGTTAAAGCTGACCGCGCACCCGCTGGAATAAGCACGGATTCTTCGTGGTTTGAATGCAAGTTTTGCGCGGCGCGGGATCTCTGTTTTGGTGAAAAACTTACCAAAGAAGTGAACTGTAGAACGTGTTGTTTTAGCACCGCTATGGAAGATGGAACATGGGAGTGCGCTCATTGGGAAATGACAATTCCAGACTTGAATGCTCAGTTAGCAGGCTGCGACAACCATATTTTGCACCCTGATATGACTCCAGTATGGGAAATGGAAGGTACTAACAATGGAGTTATCTGGTTGACTAAAGAAGGCACGATACACAATGCACCAGAGGGTTATTTAAGCCGCGAGATTGTGGCTAACTGGAAGGCGTGCGCTAGTGGCGTGCGTGAGAAGTTTAGTGAGTTTGATGCGAGGGTAGTAGGGTAACTGTGCTACACTAGCATATCAACATCAAAGGACAATCATGGGAAAAGTTCTAATAACTCAAGAAGTTTTAGACGAATTTCAAAACAGTGATAACGAGTCACAATTGTTTATATGGGATTCGCTTGTAAATGGCTTTGGAATTAGAAAAATAAAAAAAGGTAAGGTATCTTTTATTTTTCAATGCAGAATTGATAAAAAATCAGTTAGGACTGCAATAAGATCAAATGAAAAAATGACCCTAGATCATGCTAGGTCTAAGGCAAAAATTATGCTTGATGAACATGAAACTAACAAAAAGGTTTCTTCAGTAACTGAGAAATCTCCATTTTGGAAATCTGAAATAGTGAAAAAAGTAAAGCTAAGTGATGGCGATGTTTTTTTAATTTCAATGAATATTATGGAAAAACTTCAGCCAATGTTATTGAATTTGATTTATGAACAATTAAAAAGTGAGAATTTAGATGTTGCGTGAATATCAGCAACGGAGCATCGACATGCTCTACGAGTGGTTTTCAGCTGGTAACACTGGGAACCCTTGCTTAGTCCTACCAACTGGCGCAGGAAAAAGCCACATCATCGCCGCACTGGTTAAGGATGCTATCCAATCATGGCCCGGAACGCGGGTTTTGATGTTGACGCACTCAAAGGAGCTTATCGCGCAGAACGCAGAAAAAATGCGCCAGCACTGGCCTAATGCGCCAATGGGTATTTATTCTGCAAGCCTTAAACGGTATTGCCTTACAGAGCCGATTGTTTTTGCAGGAGTGCAAAGCGTAGCCAAAAGAGGCAAGCAAATAGGCCATATCGACTTGCTAATCGTGGATGAATGCCATTCAATCAGTCCAACAGAAAACGGCACCTATCGCCGTTTAATCGCTGACCTGTTAGAGATTAACCCAGATATGCGGGTCATTGGCTTGACGGCAAGCCCGTACCGATTAGGTCACGGGATGATCCATGAAGGCGACGAGGTTATTTTCTCAGACTTGATTGAACCCGTTTCAATTTTGGAGCTTATCGAGAGTGGCTACCTTGCACCATTGCGAAGCAAGCACACATCAATGACGCTATCAACCGATGGAGTTAAAAAGTCAGGAGGTGAGTTTATAGGACGGTCGCTAGAGGTCGCCATGAATACCAGCGACAACAACGTCAAGGCTGTTTTAGAGACGATAGAACGCGCCAAAGATCGCAAAAGCTGGATTGTATTTTGTGCCGGGGTACAGCACAGCGAAGACGTGCGCGATATGCTGCGAGAACATGGCATAAGCGCTGAATCAGTGACTGGCAACACACCAAACGCGGAACGTGACAGCATCCTGAAAGACTTCAAAGCCGGGAAAATTCAGGCAGTCACCAACATGGGGATTTTGACTACTGGTTTTGATGCGCCAAATATTGACTGCATTGTTATGCTGCGACCCACACTTTCTGCTGCACTTTTCTACCAGATGAGCGGGAGGGGCTTACGCATTGCACCAGGAAAAACAGATTGCATGGTCCTAGACTTCGCAGGAAACGTAGCCACCCACGGCCCAATCACTCAGATAACACCACCAAAGCGCGGCGGTAAAGGCTCAGGAATAGCACCAACAAAGACATGTCCACAATGTGACGAGCTATGCCACGCAAGCGTCAGACAATGCGACGCGTGTGGCCACCAGTTCCCACCACCAGATGAAAAGCCAAAAGAGGTTTACCTGCGCGGAGAGGACATCATGGGCATCGAACCAACCGAAATGCAGGTGACAAGCTGGGCGTGGAAAAAGCACACAAGCCGAACCAGTGGCCTAGACATGCTCCAAGTGCGCTACTATGGTGGACTGTCAAACCCTGCGATTGTTGAATATCATGCAGTCAACCACACCAATTACGCAGGAATAAAGGCCCGTCAGACAGTTGCAGACATAGCAAAAAGAGCTGACGTTACATTAAGCGATGATCTAGATCATTGTGCAATTTGCTTAACCATTGGACAACCACCAAGCATGATAAGCCACAAAAAGAACGGTAAATTTTTTAACGTGATTGATAGAGTTTGGAGTAAAACAGAATGACTATTTACATAGGCGCAGATCCCGGACTAAACACCGGAGCGATAGGTGCGATTGACCACAATGGCGATTACATTCACTGTTTTGACATTGAAAGCAATGGCGAGCGCGTATGGCCTAGGATGCTAAAAATAGCCCTGCAAGAGATAATCCGAAACAATGGCAATGATGCCGAATTTGCCATTGAAAGCGTTTTCGTTCGTCCAGGACAGGGAATGTCCAGCACTGGCAAGTTCATGAGAGCGACAGGCTGCATTGAAACGGTAGTCGATCTATTGCTCTATCCTTACGAATTTGTCACCCCTCAAAAGTGGAAAAAGCACCACGGCCTAATTGGTACAGACAAGAAAGCAAGCTTAGAACTAGCCCGCTCAAAGTGGCCTACAGCGCCTTTAAAGCTTGTTAAGCACCACGGACGGGCAGAGGCTTTGTTGATGGCTGACTGGTTACGTCACGAAAATAATTAAACAATGTAGCGCAAAGCCTTGAAACTGATCTACACTAACAGCATCAACAACATGAAAGACTAAAAATGGAACCAGTGCAAATCCCAAACTTTACACAAGCTGATTTTATAGATGTGTCAACATACATCCATTCATCGCCGTCAATTGGAAAGATTGTAAATATCACGCAGCGTTCTAGCTCATTGAGTTTTCAACACTCAATGACGCCACAACAAGCCCGCGACATGGCTACAGCCTTGAACAACGCGGCCAACCAACTGGAGATGATGCTTTGAACTATACATACATTTTTGACGGTGGCGAGCTTGAATGCGAACTTGAATACGAACCAGCCGAGCGCGGAAGTCGTGAGAATGGAATGCAAATGGAGCCAGATTATCCAGAGTCTTGCACGCTTGAAACCGCAAAGCTAAATGGCATTGATATTGCAGAATTGCTTTCTAGCGATGTAGTTTCGTTGATTGAATTAGAAGCACTTAACCAGCAAGAGGAATATTAAATGACTGACAAAGAACAATATGAGGAAGCCTTGCGCGTGCGACTTGAGGCAGAGGATTTTCTAAACAAAAACCGCTGTTTCGATTGCGACAATCTCGACAAGATCAATGGCAATGTATGCGTTTTCAATGGCTCAGTTCCTGACGATTACCTGTACTCACCAAATGAGTGCGAGCAGTTTCACTACTTAGTTCCGTTCTGATGGCTCAAACAAACTATTCAAAAAGCATGTGCGGCCCAAAAAGCCGCAGCTCGATGACATGGACAGAATATCAGTCACGCAGGACTGAATTTGCACCACGAGGTCAAGACTTGCCACAAGCCAAGCTACTTGATATTGATGTGATTGACATTCGTAGCGCAAAGCGCCAGAGGGACAACATGCTTAAATATATCAAAGAGAACTTGAGTAATGAGGCATTGTGTACCAAGCATGGAATCCACGCTAGGACACTTGAGAAAGTTTTAAGCAGAGAAACATGGTGTCATCTCCCATAGGTGTGCTACAATGAATTATCAACAATTATCTAAGGTGTAAAAATGGAAACAACCCGTAAATTCTCACGCTCACTTGATGAAGCATTTCCTAAAACGGTCAATTACGCATCGTCAATCACGTCATACAAGCGTATTCAATACGAGAAACTAGCTGACGTAATGCTGGCAGTTTCAATCGGAATTGTCTTAACTTACGCTGCACTGGAGTACTTTTTGTGAGCAAAGACGCAAGCCAAAAATACCCAACATTGCGCGTACGAGTTACGCAAGAACAGTACGACAAGGCATACCGCTTAGGATGGCCTTCAATCGCAAAAGACTTTATCAACAACACAAAGGAACCTAAAAATGTCAACCAAAAAGAAAACACCGTCAACAACTCTAAATAAGTTTGACGGCTTGTACGATGGAAAAGAGTTAAAACGCTGGGATGGCCGTCCAAACTCGATGGACGCATACGATAAGCCAAGCATCGTCAATGGCGTGCGCATCGCTCACCGGCCAATGGTCAGCATGACAAGCAATGCGCGTACACCTTACGATTACTTTAAGGCTTGATATGAAAACCATTAGTGAAGCAACTGAAAAATTGCCACCATTCGGAAGTAAGCGCGCAGCGGCTATGGCGATCTACGCGCCACCGTTCAAGTTCCAGTACGGCTACATCTACGATTCGCAGAATCGCATGGTGGCTGACAACGGCGAAATCGACGGGTCTAATTCTGTTGAAGGCGCAGTTGCCGCAAGAGTACGAGGCTGGGGACGCATTGGCTACATGCCGAACGCCGCTGAGTTGCAGGATGAAATCGGACAGATGATGGCCGACGCATTAAATGCACTTTACAACTCTCAGAAAGCAAAGCCATGAGAAAGTCATGCAAGCGCAAACACTGGAATACACCTCCAGGATTCAGCGCAGTAGCTCACGCCATAAACGGTGCGTGCGCTATTGACGATAAATTGCTGCAAGATGTTCGAATCCGTGAATTGTCGGCCATTCAGTCAATGCAAGACCACACAGCTACAGAGCAAGACTTGTATGACATTCTTGCACTTCACCAAATGGCTGTAGTGATGGCTGAAAATGGCATCGGCAAGTTTGAAGTCATTCCGGTATGTAACCAAGCTAGGACAGCTATTGCAAACATGATTAGACGGTTTGAAAAGTGGGGAAAGTTTGACGCACGGGAAAGCGAGATTACCATCTTGCGTGAGCTTTGGGATTGGCATGACGCACAGAGAAAAAGCATCCCACGAAGCAAATACGGAAAGTATTTGGACATCGCTATTAGCAGGCAGAAAAACAAAAAGTCGGAATTTGGACTTTTAAATGCTTAAGTGCTTTAAGTGTGGAAAGCCTCTTAAATCAGGAGGCAAGCACTTTTATCTAGACGGCAAGGCCATTGGCCCAACTTGCTACGATGAGCTAAAAAACAAGCCTCATAACTCGCAGGCAGTGATTAACGATCAACCAGACTTATTTAAGGAAACAAAATGAAAATTGAAGTTGAAGTAAAGCCAGAAGAGATTAAAGCGGCTATTGAGCGTCAGGTTCGCAAACTAATTGCAGATCAAACACATGGATTGAATGTTAGCGAATACGTCAAAGAACAGGTAAAAATTGAATGGAAAATTGCAGTTGAAAACATGGTCAAAGAAATTTTGAGTGACTTGCCAGCAATGCGCGAAAGAGTTATTTCTTCTATTGAAGCAAAACTACGCGCCCAACTTAACGTAGTAATGAAAGCAACAAAATGAAATTTGAAACACTAGAAACACAAGTAATCGAATGGGCCAAGGCTCGTAAGATTATCCCAAACGCCACAAGCCAAACCCAGCTTTTGAAGACAGTTTCAGAGCTTGGTGAACTGGCAGACGCACTTATCAAAGGAGACCGTGAAGGCGTTATTGATGGCTTTGGTGACGTATTGGTGACGCTGATTATCGTTGCTGAAAAGGAGAATCTAGATTTGGTTTCTTGCTTGGATTCAGCTTACCAAGAGATCAAAGACCGTAAAGGCACTTTGATGCCTAATGGTTGTTTTGTGAAGGAATGATGATGACTGATCGAGAATTGCTTGAACTGGCGGCGAAGGCTGCAAATATTGAGTATCAACGAACTGATGACGGTGAAGTTATCGAATACTTTAGCGGAGGGCTGCAACTTCCGTTTGATGGTGGAAAGTGGAATCCACTAAAAGACGATGGTGATGCGCTGCGGTTGTCGGTGAAGTTGAAGTTAAATATTATGCAAGGAGATTATTCTGTGCTTGTAGACGATGAAGCAAAAATATCTGAGTCTTGCGATTTTCATCATGGAAATCCATTAGCTTCCACAAGACGTGCCATCGTATGTGCAGCCGCCGAAATCGGCAAGCAAATGCCATAACAAAAAACCAGCATTACGCGGGTTTGTTTATTTTGCCTCTAAAAGCATCTTATTTTTATCTGCACTGCCTGATGTTGTGCCATACCAATAACTCATAACCATCATGGCTACGGCATCCATTAATCCAAGCACTCGACCTACTACAATTTCAGGTATCTGTGCTGGATAGCCAAAAAACAGGACTGAAATCTCAGTTCCTAAAGTGCATACAAGCAAAACAAGCGACAGCCAAAAAAGCATCTTTTGTGTTCCGCCTGACACGTTGGCCGTGCGGGCGCTATCACGATCTTTGAATGCAAGTTCAGAATATTTAAACCCACGTTCTTTTTCATTATTCCGATACTCTAGTTCAAGTTCTTTTAACTTTGTAATCTGATCTGGCGTCAAGTTACCGGCTTTAATGGCGCTCGTAATCTTGTCCTGAGTGGCTTCAGACACACCAAGCAAGCCACCCAATGCCGATACAGCCACGCCACCCAAAGGTCCTAGCAAAGCCGTTGCAACCGTTGGAGCTAGTGATTTAAGCCAATCCATTACGCATGCTCCCGCAAAAAGTCATCAATAGAATGACCACCTGTATTTTGGAAATGAGGCTTATCTTTGAACTTCCAATTGCCGCCCCACTCAAGGCCAGCCAATGCACCTACAGCACCGATACTCTGCCACAAGCGAGCGTCATCCCAAATGGCTTTGCCAGCCACTACAGGAACCACATCAAAGGCTACACGGTGATTGTGAAAGCTGTAACCAGGCTTTGCATTAGTCACAATCTTGCCAATTGTTTTACGCCCTTGGTCATACAAAGCACCCTGCGAAGCGTAGTCCCGATACGTGCTAGTCACAATCAAGTCGATACCTTCAAGCAAGCAACCTGCGATTAACGCCTTTGCTTTTTCTTTTGTATCTTGCGTTAGATCATCAAGACTTCGACTGTTTATCATAAATGTTTTCCCACTCGTTTTGCATCCAATGCAACATCACAATCCAGCACATCATTTGATAACTCCATGTAATAAAGCAGCACCTACAACACCAATAACGCCAAGCATTCCAGTTACAAGCCAACCCGCCTTTTCAATCAGTCCAGGCATTTTCACCTCGATTGATTGGATGCGTGTCTCGTGGCCTTGCATAGTCTGAGCGCCTTCATTTAGCCTGATATTAATCACACTCTGACGCTCCTCAATTCGCACCAGGCTATTTAAAGTCTCGACAATTGTGTCAAGTTTGGTTTCAACACGTCCCATAGTTGAGTCGGTTGATTTTGCGTGGTGCTCTAAAGCAATAATTCGTGCTTCACTCATTTTAAATATGGCTTCTATCTTGATTTTTAGTAAAACATTGATTAATTACCTATTGCGATGTAAGCTGCACTTCCAGTGTATGGTGATGCACTTGAGTTATTTATAACCCCATTTACAGCGGTTAGACCATTCTTTACGATGCTTGCATAAATTCCAGCCTGACTAGCTTCTGCGCTACAAATAACTTTAAAAAAATTATTTGGAAAAGCTATGGGAAGTGTGGCTGAAACAGCAGCTTGACTGCTTGTTATTGTTACCGAGGTTGTTAATCCCCACTGGATAATCAACCCGCTCGGAAGTTTGTGCCATCCACTTGAAGCAAGCGATGATCCAGGGTTTGAAAAGGCAGTAGTAGCTACTTTTGTAGTGCTGTCGTTTGTAGCTTGAGTTACAGCATTTTCAGCCAAAACATATTGCGCAAAAACACTACTTAAAGAACTTTTTTCTTCAGTTCCTTGGCGAACCAAAAGCAAGTCTGCATCATTTATAACCGTAGCTGATATCAATTCTGGGAAAGTAGTATCTCCAGCTCCCAACTCACTAATAATTGCAGGCTCACTAGCAGCCAGTGAAAGCAGCTCGGTTTGTTTTACAAGTAAAGCGCGTAATTGCGCCTCTTCAGTCGTGGTCAAAGCCATTTATAACTCTCCAACTTGTCGAGAATACCCGACTATTTTTACATTAGTGCCGCCCAAGATGGGTTGATTACCGTCAATTGTACCCGTTCCCAATGTTAATGTAGCACTTGAAATAACCTTCAATTGTGGCGCTACTCCAGCCGTCTTATAACCAATGGCAACCAAGTATTTATTTGAGTCTGACAAATCAAATGCCTCTAAGCGAATCATTGCGCCTTCGGTTTTGAATAGGCCAACACCTAGATTGTCAGTTACTACATCGCGGTTAATGTGCTTGAAAATACGGTTAAAAAGCCAATTAATCCACGACGCAGGCAGAGGCTGGCCGCGATTTCCGGAAGTGGATGGAATGAACCCAGTAGCCATAATGGCGTCAGGAGGCTGATTGCTATTTTGCTGGCCATCCGAATAGGCCAGATAAGTATCTGAGAAACTTGTCATTGGAAAACACCTGTTAAATGATAGCCAGAATCAAGAATTACATCGTTATTTCTAGAGTGAATTCTGATTCGCTTACCATTGATTTTAAACCGCAAACTGTTAGCTGCAAATACACCGTGCGCTATGCCTGAAAGTGTAGGCCCGTCACTAGCAACAGATGATGAATTAACTCTGAATTTTTTACCATTCAGCTTGAAAAAATTACCAGTTGCAGTCTTGAAAGTTGGTAAATTTGCAGACTTGCTAAACCTGAAAGGCTTTTCAGTGTAACTAACCATAACAGGCACGTCTGAAATTGCAGCCGGTGCTAAGTCTTGAATCTGCTCTTGAATTCCAGCGGGTACATTTGGACCGTCGCCAAATAACAGAACAGTAGCCGGATATGCTTCTAGATACTGTTTATCGTCAGAGCCAATAAGGTAATTAAGCCCCTTAATCACGGCACTTGGAGTGCCTTCTGAGATATTTACAAATACGCGAAACCTAATGGCTTCACGGTAAGTGTCATCATCGCGGCCTTGGCGAGTCTCTCCAACGATATAACCGCAACCATCAAGCTGTTTGCCAATTGCAGTATCAATCCACCGCTCGGTTTTAACGATGTCAGAAGTGGCTTGCAATGAGTCAATAGGGCCAATGATGGCAGTTAGCAATGCAAGTACATTAGGCGACTGCTCAAACTGGCTAGTGATACGCGATAGCGCGTCGCTTACATAACTCATACACCAACCACAATCACACGATTGGTGGCAAACTCCGATATTCCGGCTCTACCAATGGAAATATTGTTAGTCGAATAAGTAGGAGTATCACTAGGAAGAGCGGTAATGGCAGCCTCAACTGTGATCTGCCCTAGACCCGTAGTAGATGCGTAAATAGGGCCAAAAAAGCGCTGCGGGATGATGTCAGTGCCAACGCTTAGACTTGCGCCATAAGTAAGCACAGCATCCATTATTGACGCCTGCACAGACCCAATCAATGGCTCCTCGGTGTATAGAGCATCAACTGAAACACGAATCCAAGCGTATTGAGTAACCGGGCGTGAGAACTTGATCGTTTGAGCGTCGCCGTTTTCATCAATGATCTGGCCTGATGTGGTACCGTAAGTTTCAATTCCAGCAGGTTTTAAATCCCAAATCTTATCAATAATATCCTGAGTAGTGCCGCCACTAACTAAGGCTTCAAAACTATGTGATGGCATTGAGTCAACCGCATTTGATGTGCGATTTTCATAGATCTGCACCGCCGTAATCTCAGGCACATCAGACAACAACCGGGATCTAATGGATTTTACCGTTGCGCTACCCGTGGAGCGAATGCTTGTCGAATGTCGAGTACGTAAATCAGCGTCAGACTCAACATAGCGTCCAGTCGTTCCGGCCACCAAATTAGATACCGAATCCCAACCTAGAATTGGGCTATCAATGGACGTCAACGCACCAGCAGGCAAAGCACTAGCACCAAGCTCAATAGCCGTGAAAACAGCCGGCGAACCTAGCTTCGTGATGGTAAGGTTTGCATCCAGAGTCAACGGGAAATCAGAAACCTTGTCAAAGCTATGCAAACGCAAAGTTGACCCGGTGACAGTAGCTGTGAAATTAGCAGGATTAAAAGCCGCTGCAAGGCCGTTAATGATCTCGTCAGTCGTTGCGCTAGCATCGCTAATATATTGCGCCAAAACACCGCCAGCGATGATCTGGTAAGCCACCGAGTTGACGACTGTACCTACCTCAATTTCAACGTCAAGCGCATTAGCCCGGCTGATAACAGTGTCGGCAGTCGTGGCATATTGCACAGACCCAGCGCGAGTCATAATTCCCGTAGGCAATAAGGTTGATTCAGCACCATAAACGCAAGCCGTCACCGTTGTGGCCGTAGAGCCTAAACGCTCCAAGCCAACGAAAGAAACCGCACCATCTAAGCTGGTTCCCTCTGCACTGTATGGATACATGCTGTCATAGTTGTCCTGCAACGTCTCATACGCATCATCCAAAGCCGCAGAAAAGATGCCAATGATCTGACCAATGACAGCATCAGGTGACGTATTAACCGGGCCTAAAGCGTCAGTAAACCGTTGGTCGTAATCAGCTTTAATCTCGGTTAAGCGCGGTCGCTCAAACCCTGTTGTATTAAGTGGCATTTAATTCCTTTTAATCAAATACATAATAGATTGTAAGCTTCGTAATTTGCATACGCAGATTAGAAATAGTCAGCGTTTAGGTAAAAGATAGGGTCAGGGTTGTCACCAATGACGTACTGGCTTGCCGCCGCCGTGGTAGTAAACCCGGTGAATAAAATCACACATCCGTGCACATTTGGGGGTGGTGTTGTAGCCAAAGTAAATACGGGAGCGTTGTTTGTAATCTCAGTGCCACCACTATTCAAATTGATTTTTACTGACGTTGCCCTCCCGCCAGGTGCAATGGATGGCGCAATTCTCCAGCCGCCGGGTGGTGCTACTACTGGTATACGAATACCCGTCACCCCAGCCCCAGTGGCAAACATCCCAGTTTTAATGGGTGTAATGTAGCGTTTAATGATGTCCCACTCTTCCCATTCTGGGCGAAGCTCGAACTCGCTGCGCTCATTTGGATTTGCCATGACCTCAGCGTTTACATAGTGCAATCGATAAGTACCAACAGCAGAAGGCGACTCAAAAGGAGTTACGCGCATGTATTCATACACGGGATCATCAAAAGCAAAAGTAGATGTCTTTGCTACCATGATAGGGTCCCCACCTGCATCATTTCCGAGTGTGGTGAGCGTATCGTAGTTATCGCCAATGCCGAAATAAAAACTAGACCCTGCTGGCCCTGACGCAATCACCGTCATGACAACGCAATTCTGTCCGAAATCCTCTGCCCACTCTTGGAATTGACGGATGCGCAGTGTGCTTGCCGCATCCAGCCCTGTGACCGCGATTGTCATATTGGCTTCGCTGCGCATCCACTTATCGTATTTTGTCGTGCTGGCATTGGTGCCTTTTGATACTGCGACCACATCATTAGCGTTTGTTAGCTCTAGCTTCCAACGAGCAGCAGTTGGGCCTGTCGCCACAATCCCACTTGAGCCAAAAGGCCAAAGCTGAAAGCGGGGATTGTGAGCAATGTTTTTGTAAATACTACGCATTTAATGCCTCCATGAGTCCAATGGCAATTACGCCTTTTACAGTTCCTGTTCCGACTGTCGTATATTCAAAAACACCTGAATAATCGGCGCTCCAGATCGTGGCGAAGTCCTTATCTACCAGCGTACCAATAGTCGGTGCAAGCAACGCTTTGGGCTCAGATACCGCATAGTGCGATGGATACTGATCATGCTTGAATTTAAGCAATGGACCGATGCCCTGGGTGTCGTAGTGGCTGCCATACGCTTTTGACTCGCCGCCATAAACAGGCGCGTTGATGCGGAAATAACCGGGCCAGCAGATGCGCCCGTCATAGGCTGCGCCAAAAGCACCACCGTCTGCATTCGGCCACGACTGGATCGTGTCGTAGGCGGTTTTTATCGTCGCCAATGTGTAGCCCGTGGCATAGAGCGCCTCAATGGCGTACTCCATTTGATCACTACCGATGGTGTTGACGGCCAGCCCGCCCGACAGTACATCTTCGCCGCGCCGATGCCATGCACCGTCTTGCTTTGTGATGCCAGCGGCGAACCAATTGTTGCTCACATGCGCAGGCAATGCCCCAGCATGGTAGACAGCGTGAAAGTCATAGAAACTCGTCAGGCCGGTTGCGCCCCAGTCGCGCACCGCAACGTAAAGCGTTTGATAAGCCGTAGTGCCCGTCTCTTCGTAGAGTTCTTTCAGGAACATACATCCGACAAGGTTCCATGTAGTGTGCGTTGTCGTGATCGTGTCAGATGCACTGATCTGATCACAGAACCCATTCCACGTAGCATTCTGTGCTACAGCAGGGATGGGTGCTACACCGTATATCGCAGTGTATTTGGCGTTAGGGCTGTTGAGTACGGATAGAAAAGTTGCGATATTTCGGCATGCCTGAAGATACGCTGGGTTATTTGTGACTCGGTATGCTGCAAGCAAACCAAGTCCAGCGTAAGCCGACCCAAAAGCACTTGCTGATCCATCCTTGGGGGCGAGTGCAATTCCGCCAAATCTGGCTTTGCGCGCGTCTTTGTGCTGTAGTGCTACCAGCGCATCTGCCAATACGGCAATGTGGTGTCTGGTTTGACCAGCTTGTGTCGGGTAGTTTTTCGAAATGGTTGCGTAGTAGCGCAAACAATATGCAACTGCTGTCGTGTTGATAGACTTCTCAGCGACTGCCTCATATATTTCTGTGCTTCCAACCAAGCGACGATACTCAACAACTCGACGTAGATAGGTAGGCAAGTTGTCGCCACGGTAGTCGCTGATTTCGTTTTCGAGGAATGATGACACTCCGTTTAACGTGCTTTCCAAGTATTTGAAAGAATCCAACCCATCTACTATGTAATCTATCTCACGTAGCCTTCCATGCACCGTAGTATCAACAGCGCCAACGCCATCAGTAATGTAGCCAATCAGTGATGCGCCATCTGTGGAAGCCAATTGATTAATAGAAACTTTTTCGTAATCAAGTTCGTCTAACGCACCCTGAACATTAACCGCCGTCAAATTACCGGCTGGCACCGTACCAATCAATGCAGCAGTACCAGAGCCAATCAAAGACGCGGCAGAATCAGCGGCATCAGTCGCACTTAATTCAGCGGCTTCCATTGCAGCTACAGCTCCAGCCAAAGCGCTTTCAGCTCCGACATTAATCTCTGTGTTTTTTGTTGCTAAGAATTTTTGAATAGACGGAACAACTGCGCCAGCGGATGACGTGTAACTTTCACCAACTCCACCATTGGCAAACTTTTCAAGCCGTTCGTCATTTGTTTGAAGTCTTTTTATAGCTTGATCTAAAGGTAGTTGTGCCATTTTAATATCCGTGTGATGGTATTGTTGTATTAATCAACGTATTGAAGTAATCTTCATTCAGTGAAAAGTTTTTAGACTGAGAAATTGCAACCAACTCCATTGATGTATATTTTGGCTTAACTTTAATAATATTCAAATTACCGTATGGCGTTTGAACATCAAAGTTAACATCTAAGTTTCTTGATGAGCGGTTAAAATCAAACTCAAAGCGCGTGATTGACTGCACTCCGTCAACATCTGAAATAGACTTTTTCAAAGCCGCAACAGAACCCGCCAAGCTAACTTGCTTGCCCAAGATGTTAGACAGATACGGCGTGCCAAACTCGGTATCCATAAACCATTCGCCAGCCCATAATTTTAGCTTTATGTCCAAGTGTTGACGCACGCGTTCAGCGCCATCCAGCATAACTAGATCATTGTCAATCAAGACAAGATCGTGAGTTAATTTGTCTAATGCAATATCAATCAAACTGGAGTCCCTGTATTTGATAACCCAGTAGATACGCCACTGTGGACGTGATCTGAGAATTCAATCCCGCCAATGTTTGCGCCAGTGGTGAAAGTGGCCTGACCTGACGCAATCAAGGTTGAGTCCATAGATACGGCACCAGCGTTTGAAAGTGACCCGCTATTTGATACGCTTGGAGCCTCAATAGCGACCCCTCCAGGCGCTGTAATGACCAAAGCACCGCCAGCGGTAAGCCTCATTGATGCAGCCCCGTAAAACACTGTCATAGCGTCGTTATTGCCACTATCACCAGCGCCAGCACTACCGAGATCACAAGGGATGCAATAAGAGTCAGAAATATCAAAACGGCGAGCATCATCCGTGCCATCTACAGCTTGCTGAGCGAACACTAGCAGGCACTTATCACCGGCTTTAATTGGCCCCTTGACACCCGCCGACCCGCCACTAAAGCTAGGCCAGCAAACCCGCACGTTTTGCAGAATTGGGAACGTCAAAACGTCGCCATCAACAAAGCGCCGTTTAGGCGTAGGTTGAACACTAGCGCGGCCATTGGCGTAACCAGTGATAACACCAGGCAGGCTTGTATTGATTTCATGCAGGCGACCGTCTACCATGCTTTTTAATGCGCTGATAAAGTCGTTATTTTCTGCCATATATCACATTTTAGCCCATAAATATTTTTTAACAAAATTGAATTTTTGAGTGAAATGGCGTTAAACTTCAGTCCAAGCACTAGAAATAGTGTCATCAAGTAAGCATAGGCCAGCGATAGCGTACCTCTACGATCCTGTATTTATCAAGCAGGTGGAATAGACAAGTTCAGAGTGATTTCTGACTGTGCTGGTGCCGAGTACGAAGGTGTCTAAATCCAGCGTGCTGCGTCCTGTGCTTACTTGATGGTGAATGGCAGCGTTATGCAGTCCTGGAGGCACAGAAGCGCGAGAGGGTTCGAGTCCCTCCACCATCAACCATATCCGTTATAGCGGAACGTAGCCGAAAGGCGGTTAAGCCAGCGACGGTTAAACGCTGGTGAGTGCTTCATAAATTCACTTTCAGTAGGATTCAGATTTATGTGACCCCACGGAAAGACGTGGACTATCAAGTAAGCGGCGGCGTGGATGGACACGCAGCGCAGCAAGAGCGCTATCGCAGGCACCGGACGTTGTAAGCCGGCCAGCCAAGGGTAAACGCGGGACATAGTGCCCGCGCCGCGAAGCTGGAATCAAGCCCAGCCCGCTTACTTGATGGTTTGGTATAGATAGTGCACGTTTGCCAAAGTACACGGGTAAACAAACGGACGCAAGAACGCTTAACGGCGTAATCGGCAACCATCAAAGTCGGACACGAAGACTTAAAACGAAGTGGGCGCATGTGGAATCCATGCGGCTATCAATCATGAGCCTTGCCATAGTTAGCAATCGGTATGGGTAAAGTCAGGGTTCATGATTGATGGTGAACTAGATAAAAGCGTCAAGTGTATGAAGCCCACTTGCACCATCAAAATTTACGGGGTGAATGCGCAGGCTGATGCGCTAGTCAGGTAAGACCATGTTGTCTTTGGCAACAGAAAGAAGCCATGCCGGAAATCAGTACCGGCCACCCCACCCTAACCAGCTTATTCTAGATAAGCTCCTATCTCGGAGGTAGCGAGACAATCAGGTGGAAAGCTTGAACCATTACACATACCGCAAAACCAACTGCGAAAACCAGTCAGCGCCGTGAGAATCACCGACGTGGTTGATGTTTTCGACTCTAAAGTACTCTTTATCAATCCCTCGGGTATCCAATCGCACATATCCACCAGGCTGCAATGCTGGCTGTAAAAGGCTTTTCACGCGGTAGCCTTGGACCTCTAGTTTCTTTTCGTTCTTACCGCCTTCGGTTTCGCCATAGGTCATGCGCACGCCCTTTTGCTTTTCGGTGAATCCTTTTTTAGCGGCTGTCTTTTCAGAGTAAATCTTATGCTCTGATTCTGGCGACTCAATCAACCCGGTATCAGGTGATAGAACAAAGGCTTGCATATCAACGGCTTTACCTTGTTTCAGCATTTGCAACTCTCGATTCTGGATTGACCACTCAAGCCCTAGAAAATCACAAGCCTTTTTCATCGCTTCGCGTGAGCGGCCAATGAATGCGAAACCATCTGGATATGTCTTGGTGGCTATCTCGCTTGGCAATGGCCGTATAGGCAGCTTAAACGTGGCTGCAATGTTGCTTAAAACCTGCTGAGCCGATACGCCGGGCGCGAAGCTGAATGATGTTTTTGTGTCTTTGTATTCTGCACCACCGTCTGACATTTCCAACTCGGTGACAGAATCAGCGCCTTCAATGCGAGTTAAAGCCCGAGTAACCGTACCGGTGAAAATGGTTATCTCGCCAACGTCGCGTTTGTAACCCGCCTTCAAAATCAGAATGTTGTTGACGGTCTCGACTAAAGCGCGTGAGTCTTTGTTTAAATTGTAGATTCGACAAGTACACGAATTTGGAGTGTCAATCGAACCCTTCTCAATGGCGAATGAAAACCGTAGATCACGAATCTCGACGGCTTTACCGTCAGGCTTTCCAACAATCAGCGAGGCTACACGGTCAAATAAAGCCATTAGGCACCATCCCACGCAGACGAACCGCTATCCCATACAGACAGGCCACTGTCCCAGATCGACCCGCTAAAAGCCTCTACTGGCGTGATAACCACCACCTCAGACACAACAGCATCAGGCACATAATAAACAAGTGAATAATCACCCGTTCCGACTGATTCGTAAAGTGCGCGTGAGTGTTTGTTTTTGTTGTCAATGAAATACAAATCACCAATTGGCAGAAGCGTATTTTTAAACCGGCCAATTAGCGGGTAGTTTTTCACCATCTTGATATTCTCAAGAATGACAGCGCCATCCCGAGCGTAAATTGACAATGAAAAATAACCGTACTTCTCATTCCAAAGAATGCGCAATGTGTACGGGTTATCACTTAAAACAACGTCAACCAGTTGATCAGTCGTATCTGCTAACAGTGGGATTTCAGCGATAATCATTGCAAAGCCTTTTTGATGTTTTCTGAAATTGTTTTAGCAAGACCAGAAGACTGTGCGCGAGTCTTGTAATTTTCATCTAGCATCTTATTACCAGCTGTTTTTTGTGGCTCTGCTTTCTTTCCTAAGTTGCCCGCCTTCTTATCCTTCTTAGCACTAATACCCGGTGGCAACTTTACAAGCTGGGTATCGACAAAACGGACGTTAACCAGTTCCATCGTGAATTGGACCTCTTCGCCTATCTGAGAATTCCGTGGGATTGAAACTGATTCAATCACCATATCGGTGTAAATAGCGTGCTTGGTATAAACCACCACAACATCACGAGATTTAAACAGCTCACGAATGGCATCAAATGCCGTCTGAATGCGTGGTGATTCATTGTCTCCACCAAAGTATTGACCCGCAAACTCGCCTCGTAGAGGGCTGTTTGTGATCGTTCCTGTTAGCTTTAGCTTGTCAGATCGTTCGATCACATGGTCAGTGACTGGCGAACCAGTTTCAACTGGGTTTTGTGTAATCTCATTGCGCCAGTCATGCAGTTCGTCTAGAGTCGCATCAAAGTCAATCGACGCTATACCTCCAAAAACCTTAGTTCCTGAACTTGGCCCACCGTAATAAAAACCTATCATTTAGTTACCCTGTGCATTCATGTCACGCGCCAGCTTGTCATTACCTTGACCCAGGATATTGACAACCCCAGTTTCAAGCAAATTAATGTGAGACTGCGGAGTACCCGGTGGCATGGTGAAGTTATTTGTTTGGTGTACCGTATTGCTAGTCGGTGTAGCTGGCGCAAGATTAGGCAACATGGTGGCTGGCGTAACGCTGCCTGGGCCAACCTTTGGCAACCCAACGTCATTGGATTTATTAAGCAAGTAAGCTGCACCCAAAGCGATGCCAGCACCAGCCGCTATAGCCCAGCCTGTAGGACCCATTGCCGCCAATTGGATGGCAAGTACCTTAGCGCCTTCAATCATGGCTGTAATACGCATTTTGGCCCACATTGCCGCGTAAGCGATTGCCACATAAGCAAATTGAGCCGTCAATCCTACTAATGCAGCAGTCAATCCAACTGTCAGAACATCTCCACTTTTAAGGTCTTTCAGGAAGTCTCCAAACAGCGACTGCCCACCTTGCATGTAGGTGTAAATATCGTCAATGGCAAGGCCAAGCAAGACAAGCGAAGCTACGACAAGTCCAGCGGGAGACAGGATAGCGCCAAGGATGCTCAACAACCCTCCTAAAGCCATTGGCCCAAACAGTGCAAGCAATGCAATGCCAAACAGTTTAAGCGCGTTAGTGCCTCCTCCGACGAATTCAACGAATGATTTAAAACCAGATTCAATGCGGTCAAAAGCACTCAAAAAGAAATTTGCCACATTGGTTACAACGTGAGATTCACGGTTCATGTTTTGAACCATCGTCTTAAACTTGTTTCCGATAATGGAAGTTGCAGCACCAATAGTCATTGGCATTTTGCGGAATTTATCCTCGAAAATGCTTGACATTTTCATGGTTGCTTCAATAACCTGTTTTGAGGTTATCTTTCCTTCGCTTGCGAGCTTTTTCATTTCGCTTCGAGGTATTTTAAGAGCGATAGCCAACTCATCCATGTATTGTGGTGCAGCTTCAGCCATAGCGCGAAACTCTTCACCCTGCAATGTGCCAGCGCCTAATGCTTGGCTAAACTGAGTCATTACAGACGATGCCTCTTGAGCCGTAGCGCCACCAACGACAAGCGCCTGACTGATTGTGTCAGTTACTTTAAGCAAATCACCCTGAGTTTTTACATAGTCCTTGGCTGCATTGCCAATGCGGTTATAAAGCGTACCGTAAGCATCAAGAGATTGGCGGTTATCACTCGCATGTTTTGACACTTCGTTAAAGGCGTCTCCAACTGAACCAATAGTCTGAGGAAGCATCCCGATACGAGATTCCAATGACTGCATCGAATCGGCCACTCCAGCCAAAGCACGCAAAGAAGCAAACGCGGCAATGCCTGACAGCATGCCGGACAATTTACTGATTGAACTTTCGGCACGGTTAAGACTCCCTTGGTCAAGACCAAAGGAAATTTTTGTCACTAATTCACGCACCGTTGCCATATATTCAATCTTTCTTGTTCATCGCCTGATCTTGATAAGCATCCGACATATCCATTAAAGCGTTTAGTTTCATTAAGTCTTCAACGCTAGTCGTCCCATCCTTCACCTCGGTGATAGTGGTTTTCTTTGCCAGTATCGGACGCCATATCCATAATTCAGACTCTAGGTCAGCTCTTAATTTGCCGGGAGACTTTTCGACACTTGAGTTTGAGCCCCGGCGGTTAGGCTCCCAAAGTTCCCCGCCGCTTTTTTGAAAAAAACTGCAAAGTTCAATTTAAGAACCTCCCAGATTAGCTCATAGAAGTCAAACAGGTTATCAGCCGTGAAAGCTTGGTTTACACCCATCGCGTCTTTGATGAAAATCTTCTTTTCAATAAAGTAAACACGCGAGTTTGCAAACATAGGGAACACAATCGAATCCATGACCTCTTCTGTGAGATTTTCAGCAAGGATATTAGTAACCTCACTTAAATCAGCATCTAGCAGGTTTACAGAGCCTTTGCCCTTGGTAAGTCCACCAATGACAGGCAAAATAACCTTGTTCAAACGCAACAGAATTTTGTTAGCGTCAAACGCATTCATTTTCATAGCCGTATATTCAGACTGGCCGATAATAATTGTTTCTGGGTGCATGGTTTTCCTTAAATAGAAATAGGATTCAGATCAATCGCGTAACCATCACCTTCGATGGCATATCCAGAACCTTCATTTGAAATACTTCCATCTGATCCCATATTATTTACCTGCCAATTTAGAGCGCAACTCATAGCCCATCAAAGGCCAAATCTTTTGCACGGCATTCTCGCGTGCAATCTTGCGGCCAATTTCGGCGTTGAAGTTCTCGGGGCTGGCGCAGGCTGACTCGCCGGTGACGGTGAAGCCGTTGCGCAGCACCAGGACGCAGAAGGTCAAGAGAGATAGAGGTCCATCGCAAATTCCACGCGTCCACGTTGCACCAATAGTAACTTTGGACGCCATGAAGCCATCCGCAGCTGTGAAATAGTGCTCGCTGGTAATTGCAGCCTCAATATCCGCAGGCGTCACCCGTGGTGCAGTCAAGCCCTTGGCTACGATTTCATTTTCAATTGATGTATCAGTCATTTTTAATCCTAAGTTGTGTGCGCTCTAATTATACGAAAAAAAGCCCGTCAGAGCGAATCATGACGGGCCAACGCACACCCCAGAGATTAGTTGCCTCCGAGTGACAGTTTCAGGTCAGCACAATCGAACAAGAAAGAACGCTCTCCGACTTCTTTGCCAAAGACAATTTCAGGAGGGGTTTTGAGCCACGACTGAGTGGATACCACAAGTTCAGCGCCGTCACCCGGCGATACGATCTGGATTGGAATCAATATATCACCATCGAACAGGAAGTTATCAAGCGCCACCAGTGCAGATAGTTCATTGACCGCTGGCGAGCTTTGGAGAAGCTTAATCTCGATAGAGCCAGACTTATTGCCATTGCGAGCGCGGGCGACATGGCCATCAGCGCCCACGCGCTTCATGTAGAGGTCTTCGTCACGTTTTGCAGTGATAAAGTCGCCATCAATAAAGCCAGAGACGATAACGCCACCGACGATGACGGTGAGTTTAGTTGGGTCGTAAGTAGTTGCCATTTTTTATTCCTTATTCGCCGTAATTGACGTTTCCTGAGATATTGGTCACATGGATTGCCCCAGCCAGACGGGCCGAGAATCCAAGTGTCAACACGCGGGATGCTTTGACCAGTGGGTCAATACTTGCCGAGATCGGCGCGGTGATAGTGAAGCCTGGGATGGTATTACCGTCAGCATCAATCTCATCGGGAGCGATATAGCCAACGGTGACGCCTTGCTGCAAAGACTTGCGCAGATTGGTGACGCAAAGTTGAATGCCAGCATCGGTGTAAGGCACCTTAGCGCGATTAATCATCATCATGACCATATTAGTCTGAATCAAATCCTTCAACCAGTCACGTCCACGGATAACGTCAATCCACTCCCCTGCCGCCACTTTACCGGGATTGGTCAGCGCTATCTGGGTTTGATAGTATTCAAACGTATTGCCACCCTTACCGAGAATGGTGTTTCGGTCAGTAGCTGGCAGCTTATCAGGAGTAACGCCACCGAGCTTCTTAAGCGCCCATGTTTCAGAACCTGGCTGCAACGGGAACACCGCGCTCATCCAAGCCGCATCAGGGTACTGGGTTGAAGCGTTAGCACTATAGGCCGCATAGGTTCGGTAGTAGCGGGTATCTTTAGCAACACTGATCACGTCAGTCGAGACTCCAGCGGTAAGAATGGCAGCTTCATCGGATGCAAAGCCGAACAACTTCTCTTGCGTCTCAGTCCAAGCTGCAAAATCAAGCTGCACTTGCTTCGTACGGTCAGAGCTAATCAAGCCATACCAAGCGTTATCCTCAAGCACGATAGCCGCCATATCAACCGCCACGGTATCGGTCGTGGTGATAGCACCCCAAGACAGATTGGAGCCCAGAGTTACGGATTGCAAGTTAGATTGACTAACCCATGCCAGCGACACGGTATCGCCGATGGCAGTTGCAGTCAAAGTTTCGTTAGTGTCCGATGTGATGGCAGCGGCCAAACCGATAGCGATTTCAGAAGCTAATGCGCTTGCGTCAGAAGTGAACGTGTAAACCTCGGGCGAAGTACCTGCGACCGTGATTGTGTAAACCGTCAAGTTTTTAGCCACAATATTGACGATAGCCGTGTCCACCTTGCGGCGACCAACTTTGACTTGTCGCGGGTGAGGCGTTTGGCTAAATGCCGCCTGTACTGCGAGCAGCATAGGTGTAGGCAGGCCAGCCGCCACGGCGTCGTCATAGCGCGTATAGGACTGTACGCGGGCGGCGAATGCCATAGTCGGGCCGACAATCATGGGTGTCCCGAAATCCGCCCGCTCAACGCCGGTTGTATTGAGCGAAATGCTCACATTTACGATATCTGATAAGTTTGCCATCTAGGCTCCTTTTAAAAACTCTTTGCAAAAAGTAGCCAAATGGCTTGACGGATTATAAAGCCCGGTGTAGGCAATGTCAAAATGTGAAAATAGTTGAAAAAAGATTGTGATTGTCTTGTTTTGCTGTGCTACACTGATTGCTCAATCAACAACAAAATAGGTTACAAAATGAATGATCGTGAATTACTTGAGTTGGCGGCTAAGGCTGTAGAGTACAAATATAGCGATATAGAATTCGCTGGAGAATCTGGATTGCAGTTGCTTTCGCCAAATCCAAGAAGTAACTGGAACCCACTTGAAGACGATGGAGATGCGCTTCGTCTGGTTGTGAAGTTGCGTATCGATATTAGAAACTTCACCGGCGCAAGTTGCTGCATAAGCGCAAGCAGTAAGAATATTGCAGAAGATTCTGACGAAGACTATTGGGTTAATCCGTACGCGTCAACTCGCCGCGCAATAGTCCGTGCTGCAGCTGAAATTGGCAAGCAAATCCCGTAACACCGTAATTATGTGCTACACTTGAGACATCAAACGAACTAAGGAAAACTAAATGACACACAAAATCATCACAAAAGAAAACGGTAAATTTGGAATTCAGCGCATTGCAAGCGGTTGCGCATACGGTAACTTTGATAGCTTTGCTGAAGCATCCTTCGCACTTGCTGAAATGGCAATCATTGATTCATCAATTGGAGTCGGTCAGTAAAATCAATTGCCCTACGGGGCTTTAAAAAGGAACCCAATGATCATTGCAACCCCAGTTAAATACGAGATTTACGACGGCACAGAGCTACTGGCCGTGATTGATATGTTTGATGAAGGAGGGTCACATATTGAGATTAAGGCTATTCAAAACCATACGTCATGGGTTGATCTATCAAATGTAATTTATAACTCATTGTTAAAAATGCACAAAACACCATGAAACAAAAAGGAATCACCACAATTGAAATCATTCTCTTGATTGTTTTATGCGGTTTAATTTTCACCGCTTACACATCCATTCACTTCATCATTAAAATTTGGTAATCAACATCATGCACACAACATTCACAAAAAACGGTATTAAAAAAGAAGTCAAAAACGGCTTTAGCTGGACGGTGTTTTTCTTTGGCTGGATTGCTTTGCTTATTCGTAATCAGCCAGTACCCGCTATTATTTGCTTTCTGACCTTTGGACTGGCTGGGTTTTACTTCATGTTCACGGCCAATAAGATGCTAGCGATTGATCTAGTCGAAAAGGGCTGGGTTACTACTGATTCGATTGAGTGGGTTAACCAATGAGTAAGCATACGCCGGGGCCTTGGACTGCATTTGAATTTTCAGGCGATGCCGGTAACTTTGAAATAAAAGCAGGTAAATTTTTTATTGCAGAAACAAATAGCGGGCTTGGCTCGGAAGAAGAATCAAACGCCCGCCTAATCGCAGCAGCGCCAGATTACCATGAAGGCGCAATGGCATTTATTGCATATGAGGATGCAATGAGTTCAGGTGATGATATTTCGGCAATGCTTCATTATGCAAACGCAAGCAAACTGCTGCGTGCAGCAAAATCCAAAGCAACAGGCCAATAAACAAAGCCCCATTTCGGGGCTTTTCTTATGGTGTAGTATCTACAGTAGAACTTAGCACGTAAGTCTCATTTAAGGCCGTATTAACGGCTGCAATCTCACCAACACTAACAACGGTTTCAATGATGCCGACGTTATCAGTCAAGTCTGCCATCCAACGCAAAGACAATTCAAACATAGCACGCGGCTCGATTGAAATACCATTGAGCAATGCGGCAACATCGGTCACGCTAGACACATCGAAAGCTGAAATGCTTTGCACGCTGAATTTATCAAGGTTTGAATTCTTGGCCAGTGAGTCCGAAGCATTCTCAAGCGCGGCAACCGAGTCAACACCAAAACGCTGCACAGTCAGGATTGACTCACGCACGGCTAAGACGGTTTGAATCCCGCCTGCGTCAACATCGCTGTAGTGCGGTTCACCAATGGGATTGATAACCCCAAGGCGCAGCGTGCTAAAAGGCAATGCAGGGCGCGTAACGCTCTGATCTGCCCAGATGACAGTACCGCCTATGATCGGCTGTAACAGCGCGTAAATCCGTGTTTTAAGCGTTGCTATGTTCATTCTTCGATTGCAATCTTGTGAATGTTAAGCTGAACACCAGCCATCGATGGATAAACGCCGGTAGCTGGGTAGCTGATAATGCCAACTTGCTTTGATGCGTCACTTGTGGCTTGCACGAATCGAATGCGAGTGTTTGCCACTGGCGTATGCACGTTAAAACCAAAGCTGAAAAAGTGCTTATTATTGGTTGAATCAGCGGTCAACGTCATGCTACGGCCAGAGCCAATGTAATTGGTAAACACAGATGCTGGAGGTTCTTTAACTTGGCTCCAAATAGCCCAGTTCACGTTAGACGTTGCGACCTTGCGAGTCAGGTGCATATCAATATGCCACATATACCAACCCGGATCGATAATCACAATCTCACTATTCACCGAGTCCCAAGTAAACGCGCCAGAAGGGTGATTAAACACCTCTGTATTGAACGTGATGACCTGAGCTGTATCGGTTGTCATGCACTGCTGAAAACCCTCAATAGTTTCGTTACGATAGGCTAGCCGCAAAACGTGAGCCGCTTGTAATTCCTCAATCTCAGTTTTAGCCACTGAGAAATTACCGCGAACACCCGCAGTAGTTGGATTACCCAGTGGTGGGATAGCTACATTGATATTAGATGCCATTTATTAACCTCGTGTAAGAGTACCCGCGACCCATGCAGCCGCGTAACCCGCTGGCGCTGCCATGCGTCGAATTGCAAAAATCTTGTAGTGGCTGATGACGCCCATTTGACGAACAGAGACAGAGCTAATCTCGTAAGCGTAACCACGCCATACGATCAAGTCAGGCTGTAGGCCAGTGCCATCATTTACAACCTGTAAATCAGTGTCGGTATAAATCTTCACCATGTCACTGATACGGCGACCTTCTGGCGCTGTGATTAAGTCTTGCTCAGTCACTGGCTGGACGCTGGCCTGTATCGTGGTGGCTGACTTAACGCCCGGCACAAAGACGCCAGACACATATGAGCCAGCGGCTTCGTGAAGTACGTCAAATGTTTGTCTAAAGCTCATTTGAAAAACATCACAGAAAGCAGAATCCAAGCGTTAGCAAATACGCCACCAAGAATAGTTGCTAAAGCATCCCATATATCAGGCGTATGGTTGTTTTTGTGCTTATAGTTATAAATTTCCTTAAGAACGCCAGCCAATATGTACGCAAAAATGCAAACCAGCGGCCCTAATCCGGCGCAATAAAGTGCGAAAGCAATAACCGCACCACTCAAAAAATGCGCCTGTTTATCTAATGCAATTTTCACGTTCTAGCCCTTACTGAAATTTGAACTGCGTTAACCATCGCGGAAGTGTCTACCAAAGTTTTTTCACTACCTTTTTTAGCCTTAACTGTTTGTGGCGATAGTCTTGGCAAGAAGTTACGGCCAGTGATTACATTCTGAATACGTGAGGCGTGACGCTGGCCAATGGTCTTTAGAGCATCACGCGCCGTAGATTGACCCATAGCCATGCGCTCGCCTTGACGATTCATGTCTTGGCTTATCTTCTCCTTAGATTCGTCGAACGCAGTACGCATAAACGGACGTTCAGGTATCTTATCTGTTCCGAATTCATTGTGCGTGGCATATTCAGCTATAGACGCGCCTTCTCCATTCTTTGCACCTTCCAAGATACCAACCGCGACCTCAAGCGTTTTAGCCTTAAGCATTTCACGCTTAATAGCTTTCCAGCCCAGATCACGGTCGATAACTCGCGCCATTAAATTTCAACCCGAGTCATGATTCCAAGGCCATAAGCAGCACGTGTAACGTCCAAGTATTGCATACCGTATGAGGTAGATCCTAGCAATGTATCAGAGCCTTTAACAGTGCTGTAGCTGCGCTGTAAGTCGCCTTCTTTTTCCATCTTCACCGAGCCACTAGCGCCACTGGATGACGTGGTGGACAGCTTGAGAATGTGAGCCGCATACAAGGCCATAGCCATGTTACCACGCTCAGAATCAAGGCGTGACACGTCAGCCAAGCGTGCGGAAATAGTAAGCCACTGGCCTACCGTTGCATCGCTGACGCTGGCAAACTCAGGGGCGACAAGCCGGAAATATTCCAGCGCAGTCATTACTCAGCCTCGACAGCTTTGGATGGGCGGCCACGTTTTGCGGGTTCTGCTTCAACTACCTTATCAAGCAACTTAAAGTCGCCACTTTCGATAAAGCTTTGAATGCTTGCAATTTGCACTTCATCAGTCAATTCAAATTCTTGAAGCGGTGCGTAAAGCTTTCCAGCGATACCATAAGGCCGTGCGGATACGTTTTTCAATTTCATGTTTAGTCCTTTAGTGGTTTTTTTGGATTTTAACATTTATTTTCAAAACGTCATAACACAAAAAAAGGGGCCTAAGCCCCTTATTTATTATCTAAGTTTTACCTCAGATAGAATCTCCAAGCGCGAAAGCGAGAGGGTATTCAATGATGCATCCTCCGAATCTCGACTCGCATGGAACCACGAATTCCAAACCATTTTGCTGTGGAGAGTGTTGTTTGAAACTCATGCAAATCTCAAGTTGCAGATTCATGATGTCAAACTCACCAGCAACCATACGATCAGTGCCGCCGTAGCCATCCAACTCGATAACCGGCTTGAATGTAACGCCAGGGTTATTGGCGATAACAAATTGCAGGATGGTCGTGTCGGTGGTGGCGCTGCGTGGAGTCGAACTAATGAATGTGTACTGCTCCAAAGGCATCAACAGCATGTTAGGGCGGTGAATGCCTTTAGACTGAGTTACCACTTGGTTCAAAATACCATTGATATCGCGGATAATCAAATCAGCAGTCTTTGTAGACCACAATTTGCTTGAACCAGTACCATCAGCAGCCACAACATAGGCGGGGATATTCGCGTTGCTCAGGAAGCCAGGCAAACCATGCTCAGTGTCACCAGCCCATGCCAATTTGTTAATCAATTCAGCGTGGGCTCGTTGTGCAGCCATCATCTTTTTGGCAGACAAAGGCACTCCAGCAAATTGAGCGCTGCGAATCTCTTGCACGTTGTAGCCGTAAGCCACACCAATGCCGCGAATGGGGCTTGTAAACTCTTTACCAGTCACATCAGCGCGAGGAATGTCGTTGGCGTAATTTGCAATTACCTTCGCCATGCCAACGCTATCGAACTGGCGATATGTGATGGTGGTGGCACCCTCGGGTGTCGAAGTGCTAACCGGGATGATTGCCAAGGCATTCAACGGTGCGCGCTTAACGTCATAGGCTTGCGCCTTGATCGACTCAAGCTGGCGAGCGAAAAACAGCGATTCATTCGCGTCGAATCGTCCGGTGTTTTCAATTGCGCGCAGGTCTTGCGCGTCGTAGTTCAGTTTTTCAGTCATGATCATTTACCTTTATTTGATTTCAACCAATGCCAAACCAGCGCCAGTCGTAGCGGTGATAAAGCGAGCCGAGAACTGGGTGAAAGCCTCGATACCAGCGGCAACAGCTTCGTCAGTCAGCGCGCCAGTGGCAACAGTCACGTTAGCAACAGCACCAGCAACCACTGCGTCAGTTGTAGGAACCCAGAATCGACCCTGAGTAATAACAGACACGGTTTCTTTGGCAGCATATTGAACCACGCCAGCAGACGATTGCTCGCGAGCATGGTCATGCAATGCAAAGCCAACAGCCAGCGCGCCGGTAGTGGTTTTAAGCACTTGCTTGGACTTGTCTGTACCAAGCTTAACGGGGTAAGCGATTGGGATAATCTCTTCAGCCGAATAGCTGCGAACTTGGTGAGCGCCAATGCCGTCAAGCATACCGGCGAAGGACGCCGCGCCATATTGTGTAACGGTAGTCTGAGACATTATTTAGCTCCTTTTGAAATATTAGCCATGTGTTCTTTGTACTTGTCCTTAGACGAAGTAGCGGATTGCTTATCAGAACCATCCAGTTTGACGCCAGCCTTACGTTGCTCAGCCATCGCGCTATCAGCCTTTTGAGCCACTGCGAAGTCGAACGATGCAAACACGTAGTCTTCTGACTTTCCGGTCAGATCAACGTCAGCACGGACAGACTTGATGACAGCTTCACGCACTTCGCGGTCAGTCTTGTCTTTGCAATCGACTTTAAAGCTAGCGGCTTGAACTTCAAGCTCAGCGCGTGCTTTAACTTCCTTGCGAGCAGTTTCCAGCGCGTCAGCCTTGACGGTCGCCAGATTGGCAGCGTCATGCTTGAGAGCATCACGCTCAGCGGCCACTGTATCGAGTTGCTTGTGCAACTCGTCAATGTTGGTTTGTTGTAGGGCCTTATCGTCGCGCATCTTTTCCAATGCGATGACGACTTCGGGTGCAGCTTGATACGACAAGCCCGAGTCAAGTTTTACCGAGCTTAATTCGCTCATAGTTGCTTCCTTTTCAGGGTAAATGGAAACCGCATCATTGCGGTCAAGATTAAGCCGCGCATTACCTGCGCGACCTTTTGGCACCAATGCCAAATGGTTTACGCGAATGTTGCGCTGAATAGCATCATACTTTTCACCGTTCCATTCGCCCGATGTCTCTTCTAAATCTACTTTGTAGCCTAGGGAAAGCTCTTTTTTCCCGCCCTTCATGATTTTGTCAATCATTTCAGAGTCGTGGATGATGATTTTTGCTATGACGTTATCACCGTCTTGGATTCCGTCGCTTTGAATGGTTCCAACGCTTAATTTCTTAGCGTTTTTAGCGGTGACAACTTCGGACGGGTGCGAGTCAGTGATGATTTTCCCGCTGAATGATTTCAGGGAATCAAGCTTAAAAACCTCATCGGCTGGCCTGTATTCTTTGCGAGTTGATCCATCAGAATTCATATATGTTTGAATTCCAATGCGCCCGACGATAGGCATATCAACGAGGAAACCATCCTCGGTGATTCTTGCCTTAACGTCAACACGGTCATAACGGTTTGCTTGCATATACTCGGATTATAACTATAAAAAAATTGCATTGCAATAACACAAAAACACTGTGAAATTTCATGCAAACTTTTTATTTTTTTAGCTGGGTTTGTTGTGTCTTTGAGCTACACTTGCGGCTCAATCAACCAAGGATAAACATGACGACAAAGCAAACAAAAGGCAAATGGAATTGGCATAAACATCAAGGACCGTTTGTATCATCAAACTTCTATAGCCTAATGAATGAAGATGGAGAAATCATTATTGATGATGGCTCTGCATCCGGTACGCAAACAAGCATTATTGATGCAAACTCAATGGATGCTCACTTGATTTCAGCGGCCCCTGACTTGCTTGACTCTGTACGTGATCTTCTTTGCGTAATCGCTGGAGTTTCAAGCGACTCAAAAGAAGACTTGAAAAGAGCAAAGAAAGCAATCCACAAAGCAACAGGAAACTAAAGCTCTTCATCCCAAACCGCCTCCGCCCTACATCGACACCGCACAGGTTGTCCTGGATGCCCATCTGGCGGCGGTTTATCCCATGTAAACAGCTTTCCATTGCGCTCTACATGGTCAGGACGCACGCGGCTGTCTTGGACAGTGCGCCATGTATATTCCTTTACGCCAACTGATTGGAGCCTGTATCTAGTAAGGTCAGCATTCATCTTGAGTGTCTGATCTTGCGCTATCAACTTAGCACGGTAATCCGTCACGCCGTAACGCTCTTTGATCTGGTTCTGAATGTCTTTTACAGACGTGCCCGCCATCACGCCACGCCGAATAATACCTTCAATCTCAGGGTGTAATTTTGTTGGCAGTGACTTAATCAGCGCCGTATTTTCGCTTACCCACGCTTCTGCCAGTGGCTTGAGATATGGCTCACTGCGAAACACGTTAACACCCAGAATAGACGACGATGGCGCACCTTGCATAACGTGTGGCAAGTCTAGGCCGGTATTAGACTTGACTACCATCTTAAACTGGCCCTCGTTAAATTTACTAACAGCCTCAAAGTAGCCGGGAAGTTTACGCACCACAATAGAGCTATGGCCTAATGCTAAGTTAGCCAATTCAAGCATCAATGCCGCTAACTCATCTATCCATCCGTCAGTCTTTAGCTCACTCTCTAACTGTCGTTTCATAATGCCAATTGCAGGCAATACAAGTGCGTTTACGTCGCTTTGTAGATTCTTTGAATACCTGACTAGCTCCCGCGTGTATTCACGCTCTACAGTGTCAGGGTTGTTGAATGTGGTTTTCTTTGTCATTTCCAATTATAGATAAAACAGCATTGCAGAATGAACTGATTTCAGCTACCGTTGGCACCTCAAACCCACCCCACCGCAAGGCATAGTCAGCAGCCACCATCCCATGCAACACTTCAGGATTAGCCAGCAGATAGCTCATCGACCCCGCCAGTTCCCGCGAACACGGGCTGGAGTAAGTCACATAAACAGCATCCTCAATCGAGCAAGGCTGCATGTCAGCGTCAAGACCATTAGCGAAGGCTTCATATCCACCGACATCTTGATCCAAGGCACGGCTGATGCGCTTGCCTGTCTCGCGCTGTGCGATTGGCACTGTGATGGTGATGGTTGCGCTGTAGTCGCTCATAGTGTTACTCCGGCTGCTAGGGCTGCGTATTTCTCGCCAATTACGCGATCCACATCAGAGACTGTGGCCTTCACTGCATTTGCGTAATAAATTGCGCCAGTGAAATTACCAAGTGCTAAGCTAGTTGGGTAGGCACCTATCGACCCGGTGTTTGCCGTAAAGGAGGCCGTTGCTTGCTTTGTGGCTCTAAAGACCCCGTTAACCCAGAGTTCTAATGTCGACCCCGTCTTGCGAGCGGTGGCAATGAACTTGGTGTCTCTTGGGTAGCTATACACAAGGTTATCGTAGTTTACCCCGTCGAACCATGATGCTGATATTAACCCAGCAACAGCATCATACGATATTTGACCGAGTCGCTTTACTGAAGCTACGACCGAGTCGCCAGATGGGCAAATAATGACGTTATTATTCATGCCAGCAGCAGCCCCGACACTCGCCGCTGCTATAACACAATGATCATCCGCCATCTGAAACACCGGCCCACTCAAAGCCAGCGAATCATTACCGTCGAATTGCCAGTAACTTAGCCCTTGCGATGAGCTTGCTGGTGCTGTGGTGGTGATGGGAATTCCACCGGCTGCTTGGATTTGTTGGGCTGTGAGGGTTCCGGCGAAAAGTCCAAACGATGTAACAGACCCTACTGGCGTGAATGATGTGATCAATGCAAGTGACGTGAAGTTAAGCACAACAAGATTACTTGCACCAGTCCCGTTAAGTGTTCCAACATACCCGCCAGCCACTACCACTGAGCCAGTGCCGTACATTGCTAGCGTGTAAGGTGCCGCTGTAAGCGTGACAGACTGTAGTGCTGGAGTGGCGCTTTGTAGCAGTATATTCAAAATCCCCCTTCGCAATATCGGCTTGCTCCCAGTCGTGCTCTGAGTGGCGTGGATGCCACCTAAACTGTCTGTAACTTTGCCAACTGGATTATCAATAACAGCAGGAACTGTGCCCGCTGAATCTATCCAGTTGCCTGCTGTCAGGCCGTTTACTTGGCCTACGCCGGGTAGCCAGATATGGGAGTCGGAACCGAAGGTGCGGAAGACGCGCAGGGCGTCGTTTACAACCCTTTGAGCGGCTGTAAATCCACGGCACGAAAGTTGCGTAATGCCAAGCCCTAGACCAATCATGCCATACCCACGATGCCTGTTGCAGTCGTACCAGTTGCGATTACCTTGCGCGCACGCACAGGGATAATCTGGCCGTCAGATACTTTCATAATCACTGATGCGGTATCTCCAATAGCTTGCAATTCGATATTGCCACCAGTACCGATGTAAACCGCTTTTGTAACTCGATCTAAATCAGACGCGCCAGGAGTTATGGCGAATAAGTTACGGGCTGAAAATTCAGGGGAATCACCAATTTGTCCGAATGAGTCAAGCATTTTTTACCTTTAAATTAGATATATTTTAAACAATTTCAGCAGCATCAGGCAATTCAGGCATAAGGTCTACATTGTCAATCATGTAATCTTCATCTTCTGCGAGCATTTTGCGCAGCTCCGAAGGGTCAAGTGCCCCGGCAGTAACATAAATATTATGGGTATCAGCTTTTATTTTCTTAGCCTCTGCCTCTAGCTTTTCAATCTCAGCCTCTTCTTTCTCAGAAGGCATAAACAGAGATTCAAACTCGATTTTGTAATTCTCGACATACCGGCCCATGACGTGCATTTGAATTGCGCACAATTTATCAACAGCCGGTAAAAGAATAGTCTCTTGCAACTGGCTTACTTTGGAATACCAGTTCTCCAAGTCGTTACCACCCGAAGCCGTTAACCCCCCCGTAGCCTTGCCAAACAGTAACGATTCAGGGATTCCCGTGACAGCCGACAAAGCCAGCGCAAAGCGGTCTATGAGGTCAGGTACGCCAGCGAGTGACGTTGACTTCAGTTCGTATGACTCAGCCGCATCAATGGCGACTGTATTATTAATCGAACGGGCCATGTCAACCAAGTCAAGACGCTGGCGAATCAAAGCCTCACCACCGGGACTACGCAGGACATTGGTTAGCTCAGGGATCCCGTGAACCGCCTGTTGTGCACGCTCTACCAGCGAGTTAGCCCAAATGTGAGACATACCAAAGCGGGTAAGCTGATCGGCGCATTGTTGCAACACACTAGCCCCCCAGCCGTCATTAATAGCGCGGGTGCGGTCGGGCACTGATACGCCATCAAACACCAAACAGCGCGACTCATGCACCACGTATGGAGACCCTTCAATTGGCGATATCATGTAAAGCTCAGTGCCGCCAAAGCGCATATCACTGGGGTCTGTGTACTTCTTATACCGGGTTACTTGATGACGGTCATAGACGCGCAATTGCTCCAAAGACTTAGCCCGCTCAGGGACTAGCGCATCTTCCATCATGCCACCATCATTCACTAGCATGACAACCAAGGCCCCGCCGTACAAGCTAGACCACTTTATAGCATCGCACAGCTTAGGCATCATATTAATGCCCTCTAGCTCAGCCAGGATAGGCTCACAGTCCTCGACGCCTTCAATCTCGAATGATGCACGCACCATATCAGACGCTGGCAGGTCGATGATGCGACGGGCGAAGCCGTTTCCTTGGTACAAGTTCTCAAGCTCTTGAAGCTCAAGGATACGCGGTGTGCCTGCCGTGGTGTATGAGCTACGGTCTTTGCTATTTCCGACCGAAATAAATGTGTTCATATACGGCCCGTCGTTACGCAGTGCAACGTCTTTACGTGGTCGGCCCCGGCTTCGCTTTTGATTTTCCATGAATAAACCCTATTAATTGCGTGAATTATAGGATTAAATGCAAATAAATGGTTGCATTGCTTGTTTTGCGCTACAATAGAGGCATCAACAAACAAGGTAAAACAAAATGACACACAACGAATCAATCCTCGCAATCGCAGAACAGATCAACATCGCAGCCGCTGCCGAGTTCAAAAAAGGAAACAAAGAAGCTGCACGCGCACTGCTCGCATTGTTGGATAACGAAGCGATGGAAATTGAACTCACACCAGCGAAAAAGAACAAAATCAACTTTTCCAACGTTGTCGAACGCAACTTTGACGCTTACGAAAAAATCATGGTACGCGACGAACTGGCAACAATGGATTTCTAAAATTAAGCCCTACGGGGCTTAAAGCAACGCCGATAAATCAAACTGATTGCTCATAAAAGTGTTAATCGCATCCACCAAAGGATCAATTTGATCATCATTTTTGTGAGTATCTGTGGCTGTAAACGCCTCGCACTCACTCAAAAAGTCAACAACCCACGGAGCGGATTCAGGAATATAAACACCGCCTGACTCAATACGTGGCTGAATCTCCATCACGCGGGTTAGCTTGTCTTTTGTGCGTTGTACTGGCATTACAGGAATAAAGCCTTGCTCATGCTTCAACTGCTGAATTAGGCCAGTTCCTGAAGCTTTATCCTCGATGTAGAACCCGCTCGCAGGTGGCAATGCTTCACGCCCGTTGTTAACCGATACACTGGCCCAAATGTCCTTGGCCATAATCAACAACCCCACGGCGTCAACCTTTTTACGCCATAAGTTCAGGATATACACCTGCCCAGTGCGAAGCAACACGGCATCAATAAACACCGTGTAATCGTTATTCTCGCCCGTCTTCATGGCCGTGTCAGCGAACACTGCGCGGCGGCTGAATTCACGCCATCCTGGAAGCTCTGTGTACCGTTTAAACCATTCACCCTTGATTAACTCACCTCCAAGAATATACGGCTCTTGCTGATACTGGCCTTCAAACGTGAAGTTGCCTTTTTCCTTAAGCTGCAAAAGGCTTTCCAATGGTTCTTTTTCAGGCCAGTAGCTATCGCCATCATCGTTAATCGCTGGAATTTTTACGTGCGTCCACTCATATCCATCCCCACCATTAAGCAAAAACCCGGTAAGGTCTTCGTCGGCAAGGCGCTGCATGATGACAATAACTGGCGTGTCAGGTGACGCTTTACGGCTTTGCACCGTGTTGATATAAGCATTGTTAACCGCATCGCGCTTTGTCTTAGAAAGGCTGTCAGCGGGCTTCAAAGGGTCATCGATGATGATTGCCCCTTGAAACCCTTTGGCCATATGACCAGCACGAAATCCAGTAACCTGCCCGAGCGTTGACGTGGCATAGCATCCACCAATTGAGATCCCGTCGCTATCGACAACATTCCAGCGACCACGGGCGTTAGAGTCTGACTTAATCGGTAGCGGGAATAGCTCTTGAAATTCAGCCGATGTGATTAGTTCTTTGGCCTTAGCTGAATTCAACTCAGCCAGTTCCGAGCTATAGCTAAGATGCAAGAATCGCGCCCGTGGATTAAATGCTAATCCACGCGCCATAAAGTTGATAACGGCAAGTTCAGTCTTGGAGCTTCCCGGCGGAACGTTGATAATCAGGCGCTTAGTCTTGCCATCCATGACCAACTGCAAAGCGTCAGCAATAGCCTTGTGGTGCAAATTTATGCGAAATTTGACACCTTCTCGGATTCTGAAGAAGTAACGCGCAAAGAATAAATGATCAACCTGCATGGCCGCTTTAACAGCCATCTTTTCCTCAGATGTCAGCACTTATTTTCTCTAGGATGCTTTTTACCATCTTCGCGTCCAGTTCGACGGCTGGCTTCGGGCTCATTGAATTGTCGCTTGATGTGTGGTCTATGTCTTGCTTGTCACGCCATGTCTTAGGCTGACGATTCTTAAGCCATGCCATAGCAGCCCCGGTATCAGGCGGGTAATGCTTTACAAGCTCTGTAATGACAATTTGCCCGTCTATTACCTTCACATCAGAATCAGGGTGGCTGTAGCCTAGAGCGCGGTTATAGAGCGCCTGAGCCACCTTTGAATCAGCAACATCCTTGCCAGCCTTTAGGGACTCGCAAAATTCAGGATGAGAAATCTTCCATCGGTTGATTGTGGCAACATCAACTTCAAGCATTTCAGCCAGTCGATTATCATCCGCACCCAAAAGGCAGAATTTATAACCAAGCTCGACATACTCTTTTTTGTAAAGAGTAGGCCGACCTACTGACTGAGTTTTCTTTGATGTTGCCATAGGCTTTATTTTACTACGCGGTAGGCGATGATGTCATATTTTGGATGATCTGATTTATCTTTTGCGTAGTGCCATCGAAATTGGCCAGCAGAGTATTCTTCACTATCAGAATCTCTAAACTTTACTTCAACTCTTGATTCATTTTTAACTGGGCAATCCCCACCACCCCAACTAATCCACCCATCAGCATTTGGCTTCACCGCCCAACCATCCACCAAAGGCTTAGCAACCTCATTCAAACGAGCCTCACCATAAAGCGAGGAGTAAGCCACAAAGTCTTCCACTGAATCGACGTGAGCTTCTTTGCATTGGTTATCCCGCACCATCTTCAATACCGCCATAAGCAGCCAGCCATTAGCCTCGGTCAGTGAATGCCCTGTAATGGCGTTATAAGCCTCTACAGTAGCTGCCATGCTGCGCTCCCCTTCGGGCTTGTCGTAAGTCGCTGCACGGGCTTGCATATGTGTTTGAGCTTTGTTAAGCAATTGTTGTGCCGTAATCTTCATGTCTTGACCTTTAATGTGTTGATAAAAAAGTTTGCCGGGCGTCCGCTGATATAGGCCAGGCCCGGCGCTGACCCTCAACGCGGTAGGATAACCGCTTCAACGGTTGTGTTTATTTTACACTGTAAAGCTATCTAAATTTGGAGTCAATCCAGTAATTTCTAAAAACTGATCAAATAAACACAAATGATGAGTTGAAATGATTTCGTAGTCAGAGCCATAAATGCGCTTTGTCTCAGAATTCCATGACAGAGAAAAATTAGCCTTACCTTCAATTGGCCTTGTTGCAATTAATCGATAGTTTGACCATTCAAGGTATTTGTCTGGCAATGGTTCAGCCAAGTACAAAAACCACTTAATGATTGTCTTGCCGTCATCAAGTTCACCAATCTTCGCCCATGTCCTGCTTGGTGGTAAGCGGCCTAAGTATTTTTTTACCTTCTTAATCTTTGGCTTTGATTTGCTAGTTCTC